CTTGTGTTATTGTGGTTGGTAAACCAATAACTCCGCTACCACTTGAATATGTTATTTGTCCAGTTGTACCACCAATCAATGCTTTGACTTCTGTGTCAAAATCTGTAATTTGCGTATGCGGAATGTTTATTTCGTTAGTTGCTATTGCTGTTACTTGTCCACGTGAGTTGACTGCTAGTCTGGCAACATGCGTAGCACTACCATAAGTACCAGGTGTGTCACCTAATACATTATCTGTGATACTGATATCACCGTTGTTGTATGTAATTCCATCTCCACCACTTAAATAATTTTCTACATCTGATTCAACTGCACTTTGAAAGTCCATAACTCTACTGCTATATATTTCTACACTTACATTTGATGCGTGTGTCAATTGTCCTTGTGCATTTACTTGGAATCTACTAATTGTTTCACTATCACCGTAATATCCAGGTGTAACTGCTGTATTAGTAATACTATATTCGCCAGAACTACTGTCGTATGTTAATCCTGTTCCTGCTGAAAAATGTGCTCTTGTTTCTGAAGCACTTGGGCCTGTATATGTAATTACACCAGTTGAGTTATTATATGCTAATGAGCCATCGCCACTTGATGATGCACTTATCTTACTTCTTATTTGGCTATCGGTGACGCCTGTATATGTTAATGTATTACCTGAATAGGTTAATGAGCCATCACCGCCTGCATCAACAACATTTAATGCACCACTTATAGGTGTTGATGTTGTAAGTGTTGTACCGTCCCAACTTACTGTTGCGTTTGCTGTACCATGGCTAAGTTGCAACGTGGCAGTTCCGGCGGCTTGATTATTATTAATAATAATCTTGTCATCGTTAACTCTTAGTTCTTCACTGCTGTTTATTATCGGATCACCGTTAAATACGATATCACCCGGGGATCTAAATATACCTTTTTTGTCTGCCATTAATTACTCCGATTGCAACATTGCTTTAACATATTTATCAGATTATGGTATATTTTCTTGCGTACAAAAAAAAGCACCTTCCGAAGAAGGTGCTTAATTCGTTTAAGTAAAACTAATGCTTACTTGAATGAGACGTTTGATAGTCCAATTTCACCTAAGTAGTCAGCCGCGTTACCCAATGAACTTGCTGTGTTAGTAAGTTCTAAGTAACCGTATCTTGTCATAAATGACACTACTGGTTCAAAAGTTGCTGGATCCATAACTGGACCTGTGCTCATTAATGGAATGTAAGGACAGTAGAATGCTGGAGCATCTGTTTCAGATGAACCTTTATATCCTACTAGTACTGATGTTCCATCAGCCGCATAGTTGTCAACAAATACTTTAACAGTACCGTTTAATGTACCTACAAACTTACTGTTTGTTGGAGCATCAAAAGGACCTTCTGTACTTCTGACAAATGTTGAAGTTGTCGCTGATTGTAAAATTGTTAAAGCCTGTGGACTTACAACAACGTAGTTACCTGCGCCTCTTCTTGTTCTAGCGGCAATCAAGTTTGCAACTCTGTTAATAAGAATTGCCAAGATTGCATGTCTTTCACCGATATATGTTTGAGTACCTGTGATTCCTGAGTTGAAGTCTAAAGTGTCAACAGTTGGAGCAAGTGCTCTTAACTTTGCTAACATCTCTTGGTCGATTTCAACTGCAATTTCTTGTGCTAATGCCTGCATAATTTCTGCTTCAACATCTACACCGTGCATTGCGTTGGCGTCTTGAGCAGATTCAAAAGTCCATCTTGCTGATAGACGTCTTGTTTTTGCTTCGACTGTTTGTTTGAGGATTTGAATAGACATTTTGCTACCCGCTGTTCCTTCACTTGCCGCAGTTGCATCAGGTGATCCTGAATATGCTGTTGCTAATGCGAAAGGACTGAGTGCTTCTTGTCCTGCTGTTACTGAGTCTTTAGACTCTGCGTATCTTACCCTTAATGTGTGGATTTGTCCTACTGGTCCACTCATTGGTTGCACACCAAGTAATTCGTTGGCGATCAAAGAAGGCATAACCCTTCTAATCAATGGTAGCATAACTTTGTTAAGTGATGCAACGTTTCCTGCCATTGTTGACCCTGCTGTCGCTGATTCTTGTAATTGAGTTTTTGCGTTTTCTAAAATTACGTCCATTGTAGACTTTTTAGAACCACTTAAACCCTCAAGAAGAGCGTCCTTGGTTGCGGACCAATTTGATTCAAATAATGCTTCTGCCATTATAATCTCCTAATTATTTAAGTCCGGCTAGTTTTCTGATTTCGTCTATAGCGACTACATCAACTACTTCGTTGTCTGGGCCGGTTTGTCCGTCCAACGATCTATTACCAGTGTGTTCTGTCTTCACTGATTCACTAATAACTTCTTTCTTAGTTCTTACAGAACCTTCTTCGTTCATAACACTTGGAAGGTACTTGTTAAATGATTCTTCAAGTTTCTCTGTCTTTACTGTTTCTAGAAGTTCTGTCATAAGTTCTTTTTTGTCCTTGCTTAAAGGTGCAATTAAATCACTTAAAACATTGTTTCTGTTGTATCTATCTTCTGCTATTCGCAATTTAGATTCAACTAATTTCTTCTGCTCAGAACTTTTATCTGCGGTAGCCTTGGCTTCGTCAATCTTGGATTTTAATCCAGTGATTTCAGATTTGAGTTTTCTAACTTCTGTATTTTCATTTAAATACGAAGTAGCATACTCGCCTGCCATCGCTTCAAAAATTCTTCTACCAAATTCATTTTCACGAGCCTTAGTAATATCTTCTTTAAATTGTGATACTTCACTTTTTAATGAAGATGAAATAGTTTGTTCAACTTTTTCTGCGGCTCTTCTAATAAACTCTTTTTTAGCATCCGCAAGTTGCTCTCTTCCTTCGCGAACTAACTGAACTTTCTTCTCTGCTAGTTCTCGCTTATCGGAGTGGAACTCACGAATTTCATCAGCAACTGCTTCAAGAACAAAGTTTTCAAGTTTAGCAAAGTTTTCACTTTGAGCATTCCTGTCTTCTTTGAGTTCCTTGATTTCGTTGGCTAATGTTTCTGAAACGAATTTATTTAAAACGTCAGTGTGTTGACCGACTGCTTTTTTATAATTAACTCTTTCAGCAATAGTTGCCTTCTTATCTTCTGCAAGTTCTTTCAATTCTTCTTCTAAGTTTTGAGTAATGAATGTGTCCATTGCTTCTACTATTTGACCTTTGTCATGTTCGAATCTCTGTGCAAACTCTTCTCTTAACTCAGCAGTGATTTCATCTCTTGCTTCAGCAAGGCGTGTTTCCCATGCTTCTTGTATGTTGACTCTAGTCTCTTCAGACAAGTCACCATTTTCAAGAAGTTCTACGAATTTATCCGCCATGTGCTTTCTCCTATTTGAGTTCCAATTCACGAATGAAGTTTTCCATCATTCGTGCAAGGTGTTTTTGTGCGTTTCTGTCACTTTTTGTTATTTCACGAGCGGCTTCAAAAATCTGAGCGCCTCCTCGCATATTAAATAAACTTTCATAAATGGCTTTAGGGTAGGCATCTGGGGCACTTGGTTGTGCTACGATGTCAACAGTTACTATATCAAAATCGCTTACCCTACCGCTTTCATTTACATTACCACTACCTCTACTGCTAACGCCTAATTTGGCGCCACCTTTTAATAATGCTTCGGCAATCTTACCCATTGGAGTATCCAATATTTTAAGTTTACCAAAGCCATCTGCGCCTTCACAACGCATATCAGTAATCATGTGGCTTACTCTATCTAAATTAATTTGTAATTCTGCTGGGTGATCCAACTCGCCTAGAACAGTTTCGCCAGTTTGAATTCTTTTACCAATTGATTCTACAGCAGTCTGTATTTCTTCTTTTGGATAAACTCTTCCATTCTGGTTTTTAACTTCGCCCTGTATAAACAAACCACTCATCATCATATCTTTACCATCGTTAGATGCTTCAACAATAATGTTTGCTCTGTCTGGACTATAGTATTCGAATAACTGTCTTGACATTATGTCTCCCTAAATTACTTAACTTTTCCTGCTATAGGACTCTCTGATTTCTCAGCATTTACTTTTGCTGGGGAAACAGATGCTGGTTTTTCGCCAATGTTATCACTTGCTGGATTATCTTTGGCTGAATCTCCTTTTTTACCTTCTGCACCGTCTTTACCAAATAAAGATTTTTCGTCTGTTCCGAAACCTTCTTTCTTTGGAAACTTAGGTGATGCATCGTGGTCTGCACTTGAGTCATTCTTTGCAGTTTGATTTTTACTGAAGTTAGTTGCTTCTTCTAATTCTTCGTCAACTTCTTCATCTAAGTCAATTTCTTCTTCAAAAGATTCCATTTCCATTTCATCTTCTAATTCTGCTTCAGCATCGTCGGCTTCTTCGCCGTCTTCGTCTGACATTAACTTTTCGAATTCTGCTTTAAGTTCGTCTAGTTGTGCTTCTAAATCATCAACTCTATCTTCGACTTCTTCGTCTTCAGACTCTTCTTCACCGTCTATTTCCATTTCTGGTTCCATTTCGTCTTCTTCTTCGTTGACTCCTGATTCATCAGCAATAACGTCTGCTTCTACTTCATCGTAGAAGTCTTCACTTGGTGAACCTGCTACAGTTTCTTCTACAGCCTCTTCTTCAGATTCTTCAGCCTCTTCAACTGCTTCTTCTTCAGATTCTTCTGCTTCTTCAACTGCTTCTTCAGATTCAGATTCTTCTTCAACAACTTCGTTGTCGATTGCTTCTTCTAGAGCATCTTTATCTAAGAGATCTTCATAAATCTCTCTGGACTTCTCAACCATAAAACTATGCAATAAGTCTTTGGCTTGAGCATCGTCCTCTGCTAAAAGATGTTCCAGTACTTGTTCTAAAACACTTTTATCTGACATCGTAATTTCTCCTTTAAACTCAGGCTATACCTGATATATCGTAATTGTATTTAATGATAATGTACTGTTTTATGTAAAAAACGGTGTTTTTTTGAGGTATTTTAGTTATAACAAGTTATAAAGACCTGTTATTTACTACCTCTATGATGTGATCTGCATACATTCTATGTGCGTATGGACTGTTATGATTACTTACTGGATAGTGTGTTGTTTCGTTTCCTTGTTCATCTAAGTGCGTTGGATTATGCTGAGCATAAAAACCTGCACCATTTTGTAACAAGTATTTATCAGGTATGAAGTCCCAATTAAAACTGCCTATTTGGTGATGATCTTCTATCAAACCCGTTTTATCAAACTCACTAAATTCGAAGGTATTAGGGGAGAATAAAAACGGCACATTACGATTTAATATACTGAGTAAACCACTTTGTAACACATAGTAATCATTGTGTGCTTTTATGTTTTCATCAAACACATAGTATGCATAGTCCTTTAGTGCATTTACTCTGTCTTCATCAATGTGATGATAACGTCTTGCTTCTTGACTTATAACTGTGTAAATGCTGTCGCACCAAATTTGCGGGTCATATGTTTTACCATAGTTTATATGGTGCTGATGATCAAAGTGATCCCAATCAAAATCACCAAAGCAAATTTGATCATATGCTTTGTTATGATCGTAAGTATTATCTAAGTCTTTGAGTATTTCAAATCTGTTTACACCAGTTGCATTAATGATCATTAAATCTGGTTGTAAGTGTTCTAGTGCATAGTCTATCTGTGTACGAATACCAAAGTTACTCATACCACATCTTGCTAAGTTGATATAATTGTAGCCTAGTTCTTTTGCTACTAAATAACCGAATTCGAAATTGGGATAAAGTGGATCACGGCAACTCCAACTGCAACCGCAAACAACAAGGGTCTTCATTTAATTATAATAAGCCGCCTGCTCCGCCACCTGCATCGGTTGGTTTGGCATACATCACAGACGCAAGTTTTTTATGACTTTCTGCTTCTGCTTTTTTAAGTTCTCTGATCTTTCTTAATTTGCCTAACTCTTCTAAACTTAACATCTTTTTTCTGGTGTCAGTTTTGTGCCTTTGCGTGATAGTGTCTTTTGCTGGCTCGTAAAATTCGTTTAATTTCATATTATACTCCTAAGTTACCGCCTTCGTCACCAAGTTCGCCTAATGAGTCAATAGATGCATCAGGTGTATCTACTGGTCCCATGTCTATTGGTGCTGTTGTTACATCACCACCTGGTTGCGGTCTTACACCTACTTGACGTAAGTCTGCTGATGTTGTGTCATCTACTGCATCAACATCAAATGCGTTTTCTTCTGCCCACAGTAATTCGTTTCTTCTGATTTCGTCTTCACTTAATCCTAAGTACTTAGCAAGTTTAAACTGTGTAGACAAGTAAGGAATACCTTCTAGTGTACCAAACAGTTGTGTCCTTGCTTGATCTAATTCTAGTTCTCTGTAAGAACTGAAGTTTTGTGGTTCGCCAAATGATATATCAAATAAACTGTTGTCTACTTCAACACCACTTGCTTTTAAATAAATTTTAAATTCTTCATTCATGCTTTTAATAATTTGTCTTTGCAGTCTTTCGCAATACTTGGCAAATCTATATTCTTGTATGTATGCAACACCAACCTTACCATCGTTGTAAGGTGCTGAACCATCGTCTGGTCCTGTTGGCAAGTAACTGCTGGGTATTCTCAAACCTCTAATCAGTTTGTTGTTGAAAAACTTAAGGTCATCAATTTCGCCTAAGTTACTACCACCTGGTAGTGTGTCAACTTTACTACCTCTACCATCTGCCGTTTGTGCAAAGAAATAGTCTTCTAACATACTCATAGGATTGTAACTGCTGTCTGCAATATTTTGTCCACCACCTGTTTTGTTAGGAATACGTTTTTGCTGTACTTCGTATCTAACACGTTCTAAGTATTGTTGTGCTTTGTGCGGTGGCATGTTACCTACGTCAATAAAGAACACACGTCTTTCTGGTGCTCTGTGTACACGATAGATAATAATTGCATCTTCTAATAATTCTTTTTGTTTGTAAACTTTGAAAATAGGATCTAGTATGCTGTTACCAAAAGGCCAAGTTGTTTCCATGCCTTCGCTCATGCTGATATGTAATACATGTTGTGCATCAACTGGTACTGCATTGTTACTGTCCGGTCCATATCCTGAACTACTGCTTTTAAATCCTGCACTTGATTGAGGATTTGAGTAGTCACTCATAATAGCACCTGAACCATATGGTCTATCTTGGTTAGGTGAAACACTGGTTGCCGCTAAATCTTTTAAATGTAGATCTAAATTTTTAATAAAGTATTGTTCAATTTTTTTACCATTGCTTTCATTGACTAACACTTTTTCTACTTGGTAAGGATCAACCCAATATAATTTTTTAGTTTCTGGGTCTCTTACAAATAACTGGTCTCCGTATTTTAATGTGCTACGGAAAATTTTAAATATACGTCTTGGCAGTTCGTTGAGTTTACACCATTTCTGTAATCCTTGTTGTATAACTTTGATTTCTGGATTACTAGGTGTATCGTTGTACTCAATTTTAAATGGTAATTTTGTATCTTCTTCCTGTGTACAAAATTCTGCTATAATATCTAATGCGGCATTGATTTCTAAATCTCTATCCATTGCGTCATACTGATAATATCGCATGACTCTGTCAGGTGATCCGCTGTAAACTTCTGGTAGCCAACTGCTGTATCTACTAGCATACATGTCTGCTTTACCGTCATTGCCTTGTACGCCTGAGGGTAAACCTGCGTTATCTACCGGATTAAAAAACTTTTTCCAACTCATATATTTCTCGTATTAGTTATAATACTATATTTATCTCTTGATGTCAATCGGAATGATTGTTATGGAGTGTTATGATGCGTTATCGGCTCTCAATTCATTGGTTAAATCATCTTGTGCCCTAATCAGTTTTTCAATTTCTTGTATCAAATTTTGATTGTCAGTGTCGTCGTCGTCAACTTTTTTACTTAATCTATCAAGAGTTTCAATTAGCAGTTTTGTTTCTTTGTGATCTAATTCACTATCTGCCATAGCCTCTTTGTAGGCGTTCAGAACTTCACTGACATCTATTATAGGACTCAGACCTTGATTTGGCAGAACGTCAATTTTATTATATTTGCTGTCATAACCAAGTTTTCCAAGAGTCTGCTCTGTTAGGCTTTTCATAATTTCCTTATTACCATATGGCGTTTTTATTGTAAAATTAGGTGTAACACTGAAAGGGTCTTCCAAATCGTAGTTTTGTCTCATACGATTAAAATTTGCCATATTCCCATCTGTAATGCGAGTGTCTATATTCGCCGCGCCGGCTAGACTACTGTATGATTCATACAAACCGTATAAACGATCATCCATACTTGTTTCAATGCCAGAATCATTTAACATTCCCATAATTTGCTTCTGATATTGATATGCATCTCTATTGAATTCATATATTTCTAAAAATCTTCGATTAAATACCTTCCTTTGATCATCTTCATTAAGTAGTTCAAAGCCTGGTTGGTTTTCTAATAATTCCCTAAAAATGGCGTTGTCCTCTCCTTGATTAAATGCTTTAGTCATATTTTTTATGAGACTTTCTTTATCATAATCATACAAGCCGGAACCAGCGGCTCTAGAAGTCTTTGCGGTTATGCCTAACTGTTGTGCTTTTTTATCTAAAACGTCATCAATTAGTGCTTCTTTTAAAAAGTCTCTTTCTTCGCCATCAAACCCGCCGACGTATGCTTTAAACTGTTCGCTACCTATTTCACCATCCATATATCTTCGAATCATCAATTTATGTGTTGCATTATCAAACAACACACCGCCTGTTGCTTGATTGATCGACAACATTAAATCATCAAAAAACTGTTTAAAGAAATCTTTTATACTATCAAATAATGTACCTTCTTTCATTTGTTTCTTAAGATCGTCGGCTAACTTCATAGAAAAATCTGAGATACTTTTTACAAACGCACCTCGGGCCTTGTCGAGCCTTTCTTTATAGGCCGCATCGTTTTCGTCTGCTCCTTGACCGCCGAACATGTTGTCTATGTAATTTGCAAGGTTATCAAAAGCATCTGTTATTGGACTATTGTACCCGAACACGTTTCCTGCAAAATTTCTAATATTTTTAGTCAGTTGCTCGACACCCTTTTTAAAATCAAAGGTTGCCTTTCCAGTTTGCTCATCTATGTTTGCACCAAAACCTAAAAATTGCAAGGCAAACGTTTTACCAGCATCGCCTAATGTAGCAGTTACTTGATTAACCACAAACCCTAGCCTGTTAAACACATCTAATACAGATAACTTTTGGAGATCCAACGGTTCATACTGTGCATCTATGGCTTCTTGAGATAATGCCTGTGCTTTTCTAATCATAATTTGCAATTCTGCCGCACCTTGTATACCTGCATCCATCATTTGATTAAGTTGCATTTGCTGTCTAGGCGATACCTCCCTAAGCATCACTGTTAATCTTTTACCAAGATCCGCATTTAATCTGCCTGTTCTTCGAAAGTGTGCCGCTTCTTGATCTATCAATTCAATAAAACCAGGCATATTTTGACCTAGTGTAATAAATTCATCTGAAAGTCCTGTGGAACCTTTGGATATTGCTTCAAATATTGGATTTATAAAGTCGCCTGCACCTATGGTTCCTAATCCCCTACTTATTGTTTGGGCATTATTAACAAGTTCCATTGTGTTTGCACCCATAGAACCTGCATGTGCCTGCATGAGAGCAATATGATCATCTCGTATTTCTGATTCGGATCGCAGATCTGCTTCTGACATACCCACAGCATTAGCAAATATTCTTAGTTCTCTGGCAGATCTCAATAAACTTGTTTGTAACTCTTTGCTGTTTTGATTTAACACTAATCCAAATTTACGTCTATACTCTAATTCAGTCATTATGCTTTCAACAGAATCATCTGCTGTGAATCCCATTTGAAGCAATCCTTCATTTGTTAAAAGTGTAGTGGTATATAAATTTGCAAAATTTTCAGCACCTAGCACCCTAAGAATTTTACTGTTTGCTTGTGCAAATTCGGCAAATTCATCTAAACTCATGCCAGCCAAATTTGCCGATCTTGCAACATTTTCGATGTTGGTTGTTAAACCTATTATGCCTCCTGTGCCTTGACTTAAACTGTTATTAAGTATTTTGAATGTGTCTACAAAACTACTTCCTATATACTTTAATGCTCCTAGTACTGCTAGACCCAATGCACCCATTAATTTAGTAACGCCGGTGACTACTTTTGCAAACCCGCCCAATGCACTTCCGCCCAAATTTGCAAAACTCATAATACCGTCACCAGAATTATTGAGATCTTTTAAAATTTTATTAAGATTATCTGATTGGTCATTTGTATTTCTACCTAACTTGCCTAATTGCGTCAAACTGTCTTCAGTGAGATTGTTAAGTTCTTTGAGAGCATCTTCCATTGCCTTGTTAGCGGCTTTGTCTCGTTTTTGTTCCTTTTTATCATTGCCATCTAATACTTTGAGTAATTTTTGTATTTCCTTATCGCCCTCTGCAGTTTTTTTAGTAGTTTCTTTGAAACCTTTCAATTGCAATCTGAGGATAGCCTCGATCTTTGAAGAACTAGTACCTAGGCCTTTAAGCAAGGTTTGAATATTTTTCTGCGTGGCTTCTGTTGCCCATGCAGGAAGATTCTGAATAGTGCTGGTTACACCCTCGGTATTAGTTATTACAATGTCTGTCATTTCAATTCCTGTAAACTGAGTATATTATGATCGATAAATAACACTTACAAATAAAGTGATGCTTCGATAGTTAATATTTATCGTTTTTATTAAAACATCACATATTGGAGAGATTATGACACAGAATACTAACCCTTTAGCAGATTTTTACAGAAATCCTAAGTTATATGTAGCATTACCAAGTGGCACTGACTTTTATAGCAAAGATATTGTTGAAATGACTGAGGTCGGTGAACTACCTGTTTACCCAATGACAGCCAAAGATGACATTCTTACAAAAAACCCAGACGCACTATTAAATGGTGACGCAGTTATCAAACTTGTTAAGAGTTGTGTTCCTGCTGTAAAAAATCCTGCTTTACTACTTGCACCTGACATGGAAGTATTGCTTATTGCAATCAGACAAGCAAGTTCAGACTCTAAATTTATGGAAGTTGACAGAAACTGTCCAGAGTGCAATGAGCCAAACAGATTTGATTTAGACTTATCTGTTGCATTAGCAGAATCACAAGAGATAGAAGCACTAAAAGAAGTTGTGCTGTCAAACGGTTTAAAAGTATTAATATCGCCTACAAATTACATGCACACCATACAAGGTGCCAAGGCAGTTATAGAACAAAATAGACAGTTTCAAAATATAGATGTTAATGACAGTGACGAACAATTAAAAGCATTAGGTGATGCACTGGAAAAACTTAGCACAATGAACTACGAAGTTATTCTTAAATCTATAGTAAGTATCACAATACCAGATACAGGACTTGTTGTTGACGATGTAAAACAAATTGCAGACTTTTTAGATAATGTAGAAAAAGCAATTGGCATAGAATTAAATGATGCGGTTTCTGAAATTAACAATGGTGGCATCCAAAAAGAAGTAGAAATGCAATGCGGTGAGTGTGAACATGTTTACACTACACCTATAAACTACGATCCAGTAGGTTTTTTCTTAAATTCCTAGGTGGGGCAGACCCTGAGCAAATCAGGGACTATCTAGGAAGTCTAGAACAGCAAACAGAAGATATCACAAAAGGCATTGCTGATTTTGTTATGTATTCTGAAGGTTCCATTGACTGGACTACTGCATGGCATATGGGCGTAGTCGATCAGTCGTTGGTACTAGAATCTTTTAGTTCGTATATTACTGCCAAGAACGGCGGTAAAAAAGACAATGAAATGAAACAGGAAATGATACCTGATTATGTACCCGAACAGCCATCAGAGGAATAAGTCAGTACTGTTGTTGCCCTTTAATTGCTCTATGTGATTGACCCCGTCTAGATGTTCATCGATTAAATGCTCTAAGTCAAGTTGTTCTAACTTGTCTATGATAGATTCAATTTCTTCCGAAAGATAACAAAACTCTGATACACAATTAATCACATTAGCAGGTACTACACTTGCTTGTAATTTATATTTGGTGCGATCAAACATTGGTATTTGTTCATTGTGTTTTAAATGCAGTAATGCATGGTTGATGTTTCTGTGCATTACAAGACGCATAGCATCTAATTCTTGTGCCGCTATACCAATGAACCCTTGATGTGTATTGTGTTGCATAGCGACGTTTATAATGCGTTGTAGGCCCCCTAAGTGACTGCATACTAACACTCTGTTATACAGTTGGAACCAACTTAATCTCAATATGTAATTATCGTGTTGTGGGTCTAGGAGGTCGCGGAAAGATATTGTGTGCTCCGGTTTAAAATTTTCATAGTTTCTGCCCAGCATATAACTGCCGGCATCAGTTCGGATAACCCAGTCAGCATACTCCGGAGCCTCTGCGTTTGTTTTAACTATGATTTCATCAGGGGAATCCTTGTACACTAAGTCGGCTGTTTGCTCCGAAAATTGTTGTACTAGAAAAGGCATACTACCTATCTTGGCAAACTCATGTGCAACTGTTACATCATGTTCTGCTATAGCCAATATACATTCTAAAAAGTCTTGTGGGTGTCCTGATAAACCGTTGTATTTTTTATCCAGTAAAAGTTTAAACAATCCTAAGTTTCTAAAAGTCATGAGATTGTCAATAAAACTATTATTGTTTAAGTTACTACATGCTTCGTGAAATTCATGTTTTATGTGTAACCAATTATCTTCTACTGGTATCATGTTAATATTTATGTGTTAATGTTTATAGACACTTCGTGTCTTTGCCAACTGCAAACTTCATTCACTTCGTTCATTTCAGTTTTTGTTTGCAATTTTTTTAATAAAGAAGTTATCATGTATGTTGAGTCATAATTCACCTGTAGCAGGTGAATCAATAACGGGTCATCATGTGATGCATCGTCATCTATAACTCGGGTGCTGTTAAGAAGCGGTGGGCCTTTACTCCTCATACACTACCGTCACGAATCCCACGGAAACCGGTATAACATTGTATAGTTCTGTTATACTGATTCTCAGGTTGCTTTTTCTCAGAGCCTGAATCGTTTAATACTGTTTGTCGTGCTACTGTATCTCATTTGCCGCCATACATTCCAGATCTCGCACCGCGTGAACGGATTGTCAAGGAAATCGATATTATATGCCTCGATGGGGTGGTGTATGGTCCTATGTGTTTGCCGGGTGTGCCGTGATGTGCCTTGTGTGCCTTAGTCCTGTTGTTCAGTTAATAGTTATCGTTTTATAATGTTGGATATAACATTTTTTGAGTATTTGTAATTATAAATAAATTTATGGAGCATTTTATAATCACTAATATTTTGACTAAAGATCAGTGTACTGACGTAATAAACAAATTACCAGACGAATCTCCCAACCCTGGGGGTTTAACAATGGTACCTGGTTACTGGACTGACACCAACTGGAATAACACACATAAAACATTTAATACGCACCGGTTACGATTAACACAGGATTTAGCGAGGTATGTTAGCAGTTTGATCAAGCCAGTAAGTATAGATTCGGAACCATACACAATAACAAGGCATAATGTTTTCTATGCTAATTATTATAACAAAAATGACACTTGTACTAAACACAAAGATCTATCAAAGTACTCTATATGTATTCCCCTCAATGACGAGTTTGAAGGCGGGATATTTTATATTGAGGATAAGCCTGTAGAACTAAAAGCAGGGGACGGAATACTTTTCCCTGGTGATACAGAACATGAAGTAAGCAAAGTTATTTCTGGTACTAGATGGAGTTTATGTATCTGGATTATGGAGTGAATCTTTAACGCCTTCACGTAAGATTTTTGAACCACCTACTCGAACGTTGATAATACCATTATAATAGTCATCACGCAATAATACTTTTCTTTCAAATTGCTCTCTTGCTTCTAAATAACTAGCAACGCCTCTGCTAGGACAAAAGTATAAAATCTCTCTAGTAAACTTATCTTCACCTAGTGCTTTTACATCTTCTTTTAAATTGTCTGAACTGCCCCAATAAGTTTGCCAATCTGATTCCTTGGTACCTCTGCGTTTGTTCTTTTTGCCTTTCAGCGGCGGTTTTGTTGTTTTAAACTTTGCTAGTTTCTTGCCAACATACTTTTTGTCATTTATGTTATTGGTAATTAGATACACAAATGCTTCGCAATCTTCAGGTAAGTTGTCTACTACTTCTCCGTTATAGGTCCAATTGCTCATTAACTTCCTACATATTCTGTATCTGTGTTGTAACTTGTGAAGCCACCTTCTTTGATCACATACAGCACATCATTAACTCTACCACTAAGTTCTTCTCTGTGTGATATAAGCATAATGTTTTTGTTTTGTTCTCTGCTCATTTTCTTGAGAATGCCTAATGCATTCTCAACACCTACACCATCTAAACCACTGTCAATAAGTTCGTCAATACACAAGAAGTTCATAGGGTGATTAAGACTTTCATATATGTCTCTGAATGCCCAACTCAAACTCAGTATAAGTCTGTTTCGTTCACCTCTACTTAAATTATCAAAGTCTAAGTCTCTGCCATACTCGGTGATTTCTACACTAAGGTCGCTGTTAAACTTAACGTCATGCGGTAAGCCAATAGCATTTAAGTAGTGTGCTAGTCTGTGATTCAAGTAAGCAATGTTTTGATCAATAATACGTCTACGGATAAAACTATCTTTACTTGTTAGCAATTTATATAAGAATTCTTGATGATCTTTTAATGCTGTAAGTTCATTTATAGTGTCCCAACTGACTTCTTGAATGCCTGTTTCCTTCATAGATTCTATTTGTTCAACATAAGGATTCTCTTCGTTATTCTTATCTTTAATACTTTGTATTAAGTTGTCTACATTATTTCTATGTGTAAGGGCCTCTTCTAGTGTTCTATAGAAGGTTTTAGGGCGTTCTTGAACCGGTCCTAGCATTTCTACGCCGTTTTTTAAGTCTTTTTCTTTAGTGATAAGTGTGTCGTAATATGTCTTTTCTTCTGTTATTTCGGTGTTTAAATCGGCCGTATATTCTTCATGTGTGTCTAAATGTGCTGTTTCTTGCCCACATGCAGGGCATACGCCTTCTTTTGCTTTAACTAGATTTGCTTCTAGTGTTTGCAGTTTAGTATTACTTCTTTTAATACTGTTTTCTGTGTTAGTTATATTGCTTACTAACACATTTAAATTTGCTTCATGGTCTTTGATTTCTACTAGTGTGTTGTGTTTTGCAATTTCGTTATCTACATCTAGTTCATTTAATTCTTCTAATGCATCAGCCATTTCAGAAAGTTTAGTTTTCTTATTGGCTTCCCAAGCCATACTGCGACTTTCAATTTCCTTAATGTTCTTTTCCATTCGAGTGTTGCCATCTTTGATAGCATTGATACGAATTTCTTCTTCCTTGATACTGTCTCTGGTATCCTTCATTCTTTCTTTGAGTGTTTCTGCTTTTTCTGATAATTCTTGTATACCAAGCAGTTGTTCGATCATGTCTCGCTGATCGTTATTTTTCATTCCTAAGAAAGGTTCAGTGTATGTGTTTAGTGCAACAATGTGTTTGAACATTTCATGACTAAAGCCAATAATTTTTTCTATGTGTTTTTGTGTTTCTCTGCTGTCGCCTTGTTGCTCTTGATCTTCTGATTCCGTGCCGTTAACAAAGAAACGCAACACATTAGGTCGTCTGCCTCTTTCTATGCGATAGTCAACACCGTTTAGTTCAAAGTCGACACTAACAATCATGCCTTTGCCGTTAGTCTTATTAATAAGATTATCACGTCTGATGTTTGTTAATGCTTCACCATAAAGTGCATAACTGAGTGCATTAATAATAGTAGTTTTACCTGTACCATTTCTACTACCATCGCCACCTAAGTCTAAGTTATTACCTAGTACTAGTGTTAAGTTCTTGTCATCGAAACGTACACCTTGAACGTTGTTTCCAACACTCATGAAATTCTTTACACTGATATTTTTTAGTTTAAGCATATATTATAAATTTTGGTAAATGTCAATTAACTTTTCTGTGTCAATTGTATTACTTTCTATAGTTTGTAATTGGCTGATAACAATTTGTTCAACACTTTCAAATGATATTTCGCCGGCTTCGTATTCTTCTTCAACTTCTTTAATAGGTACAAGTTGTATTTCTCTACACTTGTATTTGTCCATAAAGTTTTCTTTGATAAACGTTGCTTCTTCATAACTGATATCAACGTCTAATTTGATTCTAGCATAAGTGTATGCATCTAAATATTTTGCAGGATTATCGATTAATTCAACAAGTCCGCAAGTAACATACTTAGGACACTCTGGCCAATTAACATATACTGGTTCTTTGTCCCATTCAAGATACATGTAACCTCTGTCATTGTCACCTGCGTCTGCGTAATTGTGCGGAAATGCGTTACCAATGTAATGTATGTTTTCATCATATTGTCTTTTATGGAAATGGCCACTAAAAACATACTCTGGGTTTCTCAGCATAGACGCATTGATACCACCATGATCGGGCATTTCAATCATTGCATTCATTTTAAAGAAAGGTAATTCAAAATGTCCAAACATGTATTTGCATGTCATCTTAGCAACTTTCTTGTATTCGTTTTCAACTAACCAAGGCACAATACCAACGTTGCCTTCTTCAAACAACTCATCTATCATTACAAAGTTGTTTAAGTCTCTAGCAAACTCCATACTATTGAGTTCACGTTTGTCTCTGTAATATAAATCGTGGTTACCTGTAATAAAATACACTTTGTCAAATGCGTCGTTGAGTTTCTTTAGATCATTCCAACTGGCATTAAGTGTTGCAACATTTACACTTGCTCTATGGTGATGCCAGTCGCCTAAAAAGAAACATGTTTCGGCACCACGAACTTTTGCCTCTGCAATAAACCAGTCAACAAAATTATTACAATCTTTTAAGTGTTGATGGCTATTAGATTTAAGTCCGTAATGTATGTCCGTAAAGACGACTGCTTTTTCAAATAAATTGTCTGTCATACTTAGGCATCCGATTCTGAATTCTTTGTTTCTTCTCTCAAAGCCTTCATCTCATTTTCATGCTGAATCTGTCTGCCATAACTTGGTAAGTGCCCAGAGTCAATTAATATATCGTCTCTGATGTTTTGATTTTTCTTTTCTATGTTTAACACTCTTGTGAAACTGTTATTTACAGCGGCAGTATAATAAGCAAATGGATTGTCTGATTTTGCTTCATTAAATTGCAAACCAATCATAGCAAGTTGTAATAATGCTTGACCTCTCATTTCATCAACATAAGTATATCCTCTCCAATTGGATCTTTGACTATACCTGTCAACTAATTTAAGATACATTTTTCCTAACTCGTTTGTAATGCTACCATGATCAACAGAAAACTTGCCACTCTTAGGACCGCCTTTCCAATGACTCCTAGCAACCTCTTCCCATGTACCGTTTATCAAGCCATAATGCTTAAATGGTGGAAAGTTTACTTTTGCTTTTGTTTCTGCTTCGTTTCTAGGATTCTTTTTTCTGCCCGGTTCTAGTGGAATATGTTCATAAGTCATTTGTCTTATTACCACGTCTTCGTCAGCAATATCTTCAATATCAACTAAAAAGTCTTTTTGTCTAGGCTTTTTATTTGCAGGTCCTTCGTAACCTTCGACTGCTTTTTTATAAGCAAAGTCCTTCATCTTTCCTGCTTTGTTTTGTTTTGCTTCGAGTATCACTGCATCAGTAATTTCATCTTCTAAATCAATAATAATGTCTGGATAATCATATTGCGGTGATTTAACCCAACAAAAAGACATCTTGCTTAGATGTATTTGTTTAAGTAAATCTTTATTGTTCAAGTATTTAACTTTTGCGACCATTGTGTCTCCTTATAATTAACCTTTATTATACATTAATTTTTTCTAGTGTCAAGTATAATTATCCAATTCTGGCCAATAACGGCTAGTTTATTGATATCGATAAATACATTGTATATCAGGAGACTATATGGCAAATACAGACTTAGGAAGAAATAAAAATCTAGACATAGATTGGAGAGCACGGCTTCAGGTTATGCGAGCCAATAAAGAGAGTTTCTTTCCAGATGAAATGGGAGCCAAAGATATTATGAGACCCCTTAAGGCCGACCGCGGAATTGTCTTCCAGTATCAACCAAGTATGTTCATAGCCTATAGTGCTACATATGATACACAGCAGTTTCAGGGGACTAATTACCCGTTGCATACTTTTATGATGAGTTCTCCTCCTACATTGCCTGTACAGGCACAGTATACAGTAACTACACAAGAAGAAGCAAAATATTTATTAGCAATGATGCATTTCTTAAAATTGTCAACAAAAGCAAATTTTGGTGAAGCGGCTGTTAGATCTGGAAAGTTTGGTGCTCCGCCTCCTGTTCTAGAATTTAGTTATTTAGGACCACACGGATACGATAGAGTACCAGTAGTTGTAAACGATGTCAACTTTATTTACGAAAATAATGTGGATTACATACCAGTGGAACATAATATTATTGAAACTGGGGAAACATTTGTTAGTGCGTTTAAAACACAAACTACTTCACAATCAGAAGAGGGAGAAAGCACTACAACAAATGATGCTGGGAAGGCCGCTGGAGTAACTTATGTACCGACAGATATACAATTCACAGTAACACTGATGCCTCAGTATTCACCTCGAAGACAGAGAAGACTTTTTGATCTTGATCAAATGAGAAAAGGCGGAAATATAGGATTTATTTAATGGCAGTATATAACAAAAACAGTTTTTTAAAAGACGCACAAAATATGTCGTTTTATACAGGTCTGAATTATATGAATTTACCTGCTGTAGAATCTTCTGTGAATGATCAAAAATTTTTAATTACTAAAAAATATGCCAATAGGCCTGACTTACTTGCATTTGATAAATTTGGTAGTCCTGAGTTATGGTGGGTATTAGTACTAAGTAATCCAGAAATAATAAAAGATCCTATACAAGATTTCAAAGAAGGTACAATTATAAGATTAGTTACAAGTAGCCGGGCAAGACAAATAGCAGGTAATTAAAATGGCAGAAATAAACTCAGAATATTTTGCTAATCCAGATCTATTCAAAAACATACTACCAAAAGAATTGCAAAGCAATATCCTATTTAATCCCACAGATGCATATTCTTCATACACTTATCGTTTGACTTTTAGTATGTTGCCATCTACTTTTTATACTGATGGTCTTGTGAATTTAGATTTAAAACAAGGTAACAGGATAATTATTGCACAAACAAGTGTTACTAAATTTCAAGTAGATAATTTATCAATTAGTAGTGTTGTACATCCATCGCCTCCTCCGAACATGAAAGGTCATAAAATGTACAATTACATAATGCATTTTGATTTAAAAGAACCATTTGGAATGTCATTTATTGATTTGCTGAATAGATCTAGATTTGAACTAAACAAATCTTTAGGCGAAGAGGAACCGCTACCTTTACAAAATATGCCGTACCTCATGGAAATAGAATTGATTGGCCAAGAAGACAAATTAACAGAAGATGATAAATTATTTGGCGATATTAACAATGCTGAGTCTTTTTATCACACAGCAATACCAATAAGAATTATAAATTTTGATGTTAATCCAAGTCCAACAGGATCTGAGTATAATATTCAAGCAGTTGCAATAGATGAAGTTACGCAAGCCGCAGATGCAAGTGTACAATTAGTCCCGGCCGATATTAAAATTACCTCAGGTGACAAAGGCACAGTAAACGAGTTATTTGAAAGTTTTACTAAACAAATGCAGAAACTACAAAAGACGCAGGTTGGGGATATTGAATTAGAAAAAGAAAATCCAGATATAGGTATAGAAAAAGCCACCTACAAGTTAGATCCAAACGGACTTCCTGGATTAAAAACTATATTTAAAGAACTGAAAATTGACAAAGAATATTTTGATACAATGCAAAATTTAACACTCACTACCGATCAAGATGGCAATGAAACTATAGGTAGAGTTGAACAGGCCGCAGAATCCGGGCAAGAAGCACCAGCCGATGATGGCAAAAAAGCCAAAATTAAAATAGATATCAACAAAGGTACCCCAGTTGATGCTGTAATGTATGGCTTAGCCTCAATGAATTTTGAATATGCAAAAACCAATCATAGGTATGATATGTCTGAAGGTGACGCACAATTGGACAAAGAAAAACTCGATGATGATAAAACACAATATATTACACCATCTATTCGTAAAGAATACAAGTGGCAAAAATATGATGACAAATACTTGTATACATCGACTGGAAAACCAGCAATGGAATTCATTTATGTACTCACTGGTAAACTAGATTCATCATCTGTGATAGATGCAAAAGAATTAACAATAGATACCAATTCAACAAAAGGTAGCAAAACAAACAACGTAAAATTAATCGAAGCCGCAAAAAACAGAAGTGTAAATAAACTTTATGCTTATATGTACACTGGCATTAATGATCAAATATTTGATGTTGATTTAAAAATAGAAAATGGTATAAGATATTTAGTACCAGTTGCAGGTGGACAACAATCCAATTACACACAGTCACCAGCCGCACAAATAAGTTCAGCAGGTACTGAAAAACTTAACGATTTTAATACTAAAGTCAAACCAAATACATTAGATCAAATTCTTCAAAAGTTTGAAGACCTTGTCACAGATGCAAAAAATTTAGTTACAACATTAGCAAAGTTACCTATAACACTCACAGAAGATTTAGCCGCGGTGGCAACTGGACTTAGTCCAGTTGGTATTACTAAACCAAATTCTAAAAATATCAGAAAACTCAATTTAAAGTTGCCCAGTTCTCCGATTGCAATATTACAAAAAACCAAAACTATTAAAGAGTTGACCTCAGATTTAGATACAATCACAAACAGAATATCAACTTTGCAGTCTGATGTGGAAGACATTATATCAAATGAAATAAGCACACAAATAGCAAAACTTACAGCAAAGGCTTTTACTCCGTTTGCAGTAATAGATAGTGCTTTTAACAAAATTGCAGAAGGTGTCAATGGCTTTATTGGTGAAATAGAAAGTGCAGTAGGCGATTTGGGTCTAGACCAATTTGGCATAGACACTGGCGGATTATTAGATGAAGCCAAAGAAAAAATGGAACAATTTACCAAAGACCTTAATTCCGTTACAACTCCTCCAGGATTCTCCACCGGAGGAGGCCCTGGCACTATTACAAACTCTGTGGTAGAAAATTTTAAATCTGTATATATGGAAGAATTTGCATTCGATCAAACATCATATGGTTCTGAAAACAGACATGGCGAGGAGCGACCTTTCGGTGAATATGATCCAAAAATAACATCACTAATAGGTCCAAACTCTAAATTTGCAAATAAAAGTATTTTTACAACGGCTTTGTCAAATAGTACATTAGGTGCACCATACTTAATACAAATGGAATTAACTATCAAAGGAGACCCTTATTGGCTTGGCAAAGAAGCACCAAAAGTAAACAATGTATTTATTCACCAGCCGGGCAATGAATTTTTAGGTTCACTGGAAACAGATATAGGTGCAGTACGTGAACAGTCTGTAAAAGAAAATATTGCACCATATGGAATAGGTGAAGTAGGGTTTTTCTTTACATATTTGTTTCCGAGAGAATACGATACATGGCATGATGATCCAAGTAGGCACACTGGAGAAATAAAAGATCTATCTATGGACGACTCTTTCTCAGGACTGTTTTTCCCTTATAAAGTACTTCATAACTTTAATGGTGGACAGTTTAGGCAAACTCTACAATGTTATAGAACAATTTATAAAGGACAATTTCCAAAAACTAACAAAGAACTCATAGAGGAGCAATTATCAAAAACAGTACCAGCCGCTTTAGAAACAGCATCATCGAATTTACAATTTGATGAAAACGGAAAATTAGTTCTTGACTCAGGTAATCCTCTAGAGAATGCAATAAACAATTTAACAGTTACTGAATCCGATTTAGCAAATGCAGGGTATGTAAATCCTCTTACAATTGATGGCCTTAATGGCACAGGTGGCGGCGGAAACAACCCCACGTCTAACCCAGGAGGGTAATAAATAGACATATGATACCAAACCGCATAAAAGAAAAAATCACAGCCAATGCAAGTAAAGGTTCGTCGCTGTATTTTGGCACAGTAATTAGTGCAGACGATCCTTCTAGAAATGGAATACTATTAGTGCATATACCAGAATTGACAGGCACAAACACAAGTACTAGTGCGTTATTTGATTGTATATGGACATCACCATTTGCTGGTGCAACACCGCAGAGAGGCACAGGTGATAAAAATGCACCTGACGTTGCACAAACCAGTTATGGAATGTGGATGAGACCACCTGATAATGGTAATCAAGTTGTAGTAGGTTTTTACGAATTTGAAGGTCAACTCTCTGGAATAATTTTAGGGTGCTTATTTCAAACAAATAGAAATTTTATGGTACCAGGTATTCCAGCAGGAAAATCCATAGGTGGAGTAACACCTGTTAACGAAGCAAACATGTCTGCAAATATCAAGGACCATAATGTGGAATACAGTGGTACTGTTAAAAATGTCAAAGTAAAAGCAGATGACAGGTCGATGCACGAATTAGAAAGTGTTATTTTTTCACAAGGACTAATAGATGATTTTATAAGAGGGCAAAGTACTAGTGGTGCTAGGCGAGAAGGCGCAAGTGAAGTTTATGGTATATTAACGCCAGGTCCCAAGAATCCTAAAGATCCAGGACTAAGACATGCAGGACATCAATTTGTAATGGATGATAGTAACGATAATCCATTTATAAGAATACGAACTGGTGGCGGAAATCAAATAGTACTCAATGACGCAGAAAATTTAATATACATATCTAATAAGTCAGGTACGGGGCATATAGAAATAGATGCAGATGGTAACATAGATATATACGGCACAGGTAGTTATAATGTTAGAACTTCAGGTGACATGAATTTAAGGGCAGACAAAGATGTCAATATTGAAGCAGGTCAAAATGTTAATATCAAAGCCGCAAATAATTATCCACATCCAAACGATCCTAACGAAACAGAAAAAGGTATTGTAGATGTAGAAGAATTAGCATACTTAAATCCACAATACCAAGACGTGTTAACCAACGGTAGTGTAAACATAGAAGGTGTAAAAGATATTAACATGTATTCTAATGCTATCAGCATAGAAGCAAGACCAAGGCTGTTTACAGTAGACGGCAAAACTGTTCCTGGTAGTTTACAATTATTTGGTGATAATAAGGTACATATGGCAGGAACACAAGTAGAAATAGCCGCACCAGCATCTGTAAACAATCCGCCATCCGAACCTACATTACATATCAAGTCAATGGGCGATTTAGATTTATTTTCAACAACCCATACACACATAATGGGTTTAACAAAAACTTATATAAATGCAGGTGACACAGTTGATATTCAAACAACTGTATTACCGTCAATACCGCCTTTGCCTATTGTACCTAACATGAGCGGAATCGATACACAAAAGACAACAAACACTTTGTTGTCATTTGAATTGGCAGGAATTTTAAGCGGCAGTTATCCTAAACGTGCAGAACAAGGAAAAAGTCCTTTAACTCCATTGCTATTATTTGACAAAAAAATTAATACTATTATTACAAGGTGGCCTGGCATAGAACCAAGTCCTTCAAGGACAAACAAATAATGTCGTATATTGATGATTTAAAAGTAGGGCAATTAGATCCATCGGATAATGTACCGTTAAATTACTGTGAGCCAAATGGTTTTTATGTAGGTGCTTATTTTGAAGGCACAGATTATATTTCTGGTGTATACACTAGAGGAAATAAAATAGCACCCAAGTTTATTTTGCCTAATTTAGCAAATAAAAATCAACTAATTGAACAGGCAAGAGATTTAATATTGCGTAATTATAAAACATATCTTGTACCAACAGAAGTACACAACGATACATACATTGGTATATCCCATAAATTAAGTACTATGGAAATATCAAATAAAATGATAGCATTTAATGATAATAGCAAACTAGAATTAAATCATCCTGATGTAGCAAAAATTATTAGAAACAATCATGCTTATTTACAAGGAGCAAGTATTGTTAAAAATGGCACAATGGATTATAATTTAGCAATGAATTCAATTGCTGTATATGACGAAGTAAATAATTTTTATGTTTACAGTTTGATAAATGGTGCAAAACCAGAATTTATTAATAAGTTGCTAGGTATAGACATTACTATTGCATTTAGTGTTGTAGTAGATAAAGTCAAAGTGCCATTAAACACAAATCAAATAGTTGCATTAATATCTTTAGCATATGGCATAGGTATGAAAAAATTTACAACTAGCCGGCTATTAAGATTACTCAATAGTGGAAACTATAATTGTGCTACATACTTTATGGAGTTTACAGAAATACCTATTAAAAAAGGTGTTGGAGTCAGCACAATGTTATATAATCAACGTGTAGCCGAAGCAAACCTATTTAGTAGTATTTAATTGTCTTTGTAAATCAGAAATTTTTACATACGCTCTGTATTTTGCATCTTGTTCTTCAGCGACACTATTTTTAAGCATTTTAATTTCTTCTCTAAGAGCATTACACTCGTTGTTTTTCTCAACGAGCATAGTTCTTAAATCTTCTTCTAACGTGTTGTTTGTAAATTTTTTTGTTAATTGATCGGTCATTATTTTACTGTAATTACACGTTTCATGTCATCCAGTTCGGGGATAACATCCACGTTTCTTGCAATATAATCTCTTATAAAGACTAAGGCATATTTTTTAGTTTTAGCATTATAAAATCCTAAACTATCAAATTTGCCTCTTTTATCTCTTTGTATCATAGAGTGAATTACCGTTTTGCCACTTGCTGAATTTATGTGGCCGGCTTTCTCCTCTAGGTCTTTAAAGGTAGATACTATCTTCTTAATAATTTTATCAGTTTTCATTTTGGTCCTATGTTGTTAAATGATACACTTGTATTTACTATTAAACTTGCTTTATGAAATCAAAATATGATATTTTTTACCACTTGTAAGTCAATGCCAATCTGTATTCTCTTCCTTGGGTATTATAGTAAGGAAGTACTTCTACTTCATCATCAGTAACGTTCTCTATTGTAAAGTTTACATTTACTCCAGACGCAAATTGCTTACCAACATAAATGTTTAGTTTCTTTAAGTCGTCTAGGTATTCCTGACCTTCTGGCAAGAAGTCATACTGTCCGGGTGTTCTGTCAAACTGTCCTGAGTATTTGATTCTGTAATCCACACCTTTATAATTTTGTTCCCATGATATCACAGCAACGTATTCTGGTATTCTAACTTGTTCGGTGTCGTTTACTTTGAGCATAATGCTAATAGGACCCCACGTGTTAGCAAATCTAATGCCCTGTGTTGAATAGTTACCGGTATTGTAATACATAGCAGGAGTATAGATATCTTCTGTTACAGCAGGCGTTACAGTAACTACACCTGTATCAGGATCTGTTGTAGTGATCTCAGGAGTAATAATGTTTGTAGTTGTGTAGCCACTAGCATATTCAATTGCTTGTTCAAAGTCGTACATGAATATACTTAAAGCACCAAAACCTATTTCGTAACCTGTGCCTTCTTCAGGTAATAGTTCTTCATTAGCACTTACCCAGTTATCACCGTATACTTCATATAAGTTAGGGCGTCTAAAACTTGTACCAACATTCATAAAGAACTGTCCGCTTTCTATACCTAGTCTTAATGCATTTTGATCTGCATTACCGACTCTAAAACCAAAGTTATACTTTAGGGCAAATTCGGCATTTATGCTTAAGAATGCACCGTAGTTATCTTGCTCGTGTTCATTGTATTGATCTTTACTGCCGTCAACACCATATGTAACTTGTAATAACTTAGACAAGTCTACTGTATCACCTGCTCTAAAATAATCTCTGCTACTTTCGTTTTGGTATGTGCTAACACCTTCTGTAAAGTATTCTGCTTTGTCTTCTGTTCTACCTATAGTAAAATATTCATTTCTAATACTAACAGTGAATTTTTCGCCATCCTGTAAGCAATCATTTGATTGTGAGAAATCAGCAGTATAACAGTTATCATAATCATATGCATAATCTGTGCCACTTACTATTAATTCAAAGTCACCTGCGTCTGCAATAATTTTTGCACTTTGGTTTTCGTATGTATCGCTTTCTGTATTATCATTTCTTGCGAGTTGATCGGTTGTATAGTCTGTGTACTGAAACCACGATGTAGGAGCAACACTAATATACCTTTCTTGATTACTACCTAATTTAGTTGTAATACTTCTCTCAATAGTATCCTCTATTAATACTGTACCAGCAATACTACCGGAGCCATACATAACACCGTTAGCACCTGAAATTACTTTAACATTTTGACCACTTACAATTTCGTGTCCAAAGTCATACCAAGCAGAACCTGGTGTGTTAACCGGTATGCCGTTTTTATAAACTGTAGTGTGTACTGTTTGAGCACCACGTTCGTTATATCCTTGAAAGGCACCAGTGCCTCCTGCTGTCCAGGTAAACTCTGGCAAGATACTTTCTACTATAGTAGTAGATGTTAAAGCATCTGCTACTTCGGTTTCTACTTGTTGAGCAACCACAACCACTTCTTCTATATCTTCTGCTTTGGCCTCACTTGCCCAAAGCATAAACACCATAAATGCAAATGCAAAATATAGTGGACTAAAGTTTATGTGAAAGTTTTTATCAAAATCGTTCATTTTAAATTTCATTTTATTTTATTAAATCCTTTAAAGTGGACTCGAACATTTCAACACCTAGAGCCTTATTAGCCTCCCAATCAGATGTCTGATCTCCTTGTCCGATTATATCGCTTATAAACTTCAAACATTTGAAGTCTACGCCAAAATGCATACACACTTTTGCAAGTGCATAAGCCTCCATGTCAACTACATTACAATAACCTTCAGGTTTAGTTGTAGCAAACTTATCTTGAGTATAACATGTAAAACCTTTGTTGTCAACGATTATTTCATGTGTATTTGTTTCAAACGGTGTTTGAAATTGATCAAAGCCAAATGCTCTGCAATCCATATCTGCTTGTACAAATTTACCAATATGCAACATGCCTTTCATATCTGGATCTATTCCCCCAGCAGTTCCATAATTAACAACCAGTTCTGTATCTGGATTATTAGTTAGGTATTGTGTAAGTACCAATGTAGCATTTATTTTGCCTACACCGGTAAAAACTGTATTGTAATTACCTTGTATACCTTCAAGTTCATCTGCTAATGCAACTGCTAAAACGTATTTCATGATATCCTCTTTATAAGTTATACATGTAATTATTTAAACGATATAAGAAAAGAGATAAATAACTGGCAGGAGATATTAAATGAGAATTGATGAAGTAATTAACGAAGTTGAATTTGGTGCAGTTGACCGTTTAAAACAAGGTGCAAAAAATATTGCTAGTAAAATAGGCGGTAAACTAGGCAGTAATAGAGCAAAAATTGCCAACATTCGCGGCGACGTGAAAGCAAAAGGTATGAAAGGCGCAAATGTTATTGCTACAAAATATCAGAAATGGTTGGTGCAAAATCATCCAGATCAATCACCTAATATACTTGACATCGAACAATTCAAGCAATGGATGGCTACATCTCCTAGACTGAAAAATCAAACTAGCACATTTGAATTTTTAAAAGGTAATCCGTCACTGCAAAATCTTGCAAAACAATCATCACCAGATAGTCCAGTGAAATTCGATGGCGAAGAAAAAAGTGCTATATTTTTAAATTTGGCTTATGCTGATTCGCAAACACAGCCTTCCGGTCAGAATAATACAACTACATCAGATTTGAAAGGTGGTAATTTAGACTCTAAACAGCAACAGGAAGTTAATGACTGGGTGCAAAATGCTCCAGATGATGTTTTAGCCGCAGTGATACAAGCCGCATCGGCAAAACTTCAAAAGTAGATTTTTTCGTAAAACATTAAACGACCCAAAAAACCCCATCATTAAAGCATCCGTTAATAATACTGATAAATACTTGTATGGCAACATTTATTGGATTCAGTACAGATAATAAGAAAAAACCACCTTATACATTAACTGATTTAGATTTAGTGAAACAAGATTTATTAAATCATTTTCAGACTCGTAAAGGGGAAAGAGTTATGAGACCAGAGTTTGGTAGCATAATACATGATATCCTAATGGAGCCGTTTGACAATCTAACACTACAAGATGTACAAGACGAGTGTAAGGCTATTGTTGGTAGTGATCCAAGAGTAGAACTACTTGACGTAAACATTTCAAATACAGAACATTTTTTAAAAGTAGAACTCTATTTAGAATATAATGTAGATCAAAGTAAAGATGTATTAGAAGTTAGATTGGAAAGAGAATTTAATGGAGATGCATAATGTCAATTAGCAGTAGAAATCAAAATCTATTTGCCGCAGAGGACTGGGAATTAGCCTATCAGGCATTTACACAAGTCAGTTTTAAGGCATATGATTTTAGTACCATGCGTACATCTATGCTTAATTACATAAGAGAAAATTATCCAGAGTCGTTCAATGACTACATTGAAAGTTCTGAATTTATTGCTATTATAGAATTATTAGCATATCTTTCGCAAAGTTTATCATTCAGAGCAGATTTAAATACTAGAGAAAATTTCCTTGCTACAGCAGAAAGCAGAGATAGTATTTTACGTTTAGCAGACATGCTAGGTTATGCTCCTAAAAGAAATATACCAGCAAGTGGGTTAGTCAAAATTGATAGTGTACAAACAGACGAGCCATTACTAGATGCTTCAGGCGACAGTTTACAGAATATCAGAATTGATTGGAATGATCCAACAAATAATAATAGTTTTGATCAATTCATTACAGTTTTAAATAGTGCATTTTCAGTAGCAAATCCTTTTACAAAACCAATCATTGAAGAAACAGTAGGCGGTATTGCTACACAGATATATGGCTTCAATAACGAAATAGGCACAACACCTGTATTTTCAACAAGTGCAACAGTAAATGGTACTAGTGTACCTTTTGAATTTGTTAGTACAAATATTGAAAACGGTGTTTTCAAAGAAGCACAACCAGACATTTACAGTCAGATGAGAATTTCTTATCGAGATGACAAAAGAGGATTAGAAAGTCCTTACACAGGATTTTTCATGATGTTCAAACAAGGCGAGTTGAGTTTTGAAGATTATATTTTTGAAAGAGCCTTGCCTAACAGAACAGTAGATATACCAGTTGCAAACATCAATGAAACAGATGTATTTGTGCATCAGTTAGACAATAATGCTGTTAACCAACTTACTTGGCAAAAAGTCAGCAATCTTCAAGGACAAACTTTATTATATAATGCAACCAGTTTAGAATCTAGAAATTTATATGCAATTGACAACTTATTCGACGACGGTATTAGAGTAAGATTTTCAGACGGTAATTTTGCAAACATACCTTCTGGTATTTTTAGAATTTATTTCAGAACTAGCATTGGCGAAAACATGTCTATTAGACCAGCAGATTTTCAAAACAAAGAATTAACATTACCTTATTATAATAGAAAAGGCGAATTGCATAACCTTACTTTAAGGATGTCATTAAAAGCCACAGTATCAAATAGTTCAGCCGCAGAAACTTTACAAAGTATTAAACGAAGAGCACCACAAACATATTATACTCAAAATAGAATGGTTAGTGCTCAAGACTATAATGTATTTCCACTGAGCCAAAGTGCAAACATTCTAAAATTAAAAGCAACAAATAGAACACATGCAGGCCATAGTAGATATATTGATATTGAAGATCCTACAGGAAGGTTCAGTAGTGTAACTTCGTTTGCAGACGACGGTGCATTATATAAAGATATCGAAAACAAAGATACATATTTAACATTTGGTACAAGTAAAACAACAATGCAAATTTTAAAAGAAGATGTTGCTAATATTACTAAAGACACAAATCTACAAAACTTTGTTTATGACGATTATAGAAAATTACATAAAGGCTTAGATGCATTAGCATTTGACTTAACAGCAAATAATAAAGATATTGCATGGGTAACCCAGCCTAGTAAAAATAAAAATAACACAGGTTATTTTACTAGACTAGAAGCCGGCGTCAGAACCACACTTAACAATAGTGTAAATGATAATAGAATCATACAAGCCGGTTCATATATAAAATTTAAAAATCCAAACGATCCTACACAAGAGGAATTAGCAACCATTACCAGTATTACAAATAATGGTGTACCAACAAATTTACTAAGTGTCACAGAAGGGGTAGTAAAATTAAACAAAGAAATTCCAAATGCATGGAGAGCCACTGAAATAATACCTACATTAAATGCCAATGCATTAGAAACAGATATAGGCACAGCATTTAATACAAGAATTACAGCCAAAGAAGATTTTGGTATAGGATATAATTTCAGACCAGGTGGTAGTGGTTCCACACACTGGTATATTATTGACAACAGTAATTTACAAAAAAATGCAGACTTTAACCCAGACCTTACCAGCGGTGCTAGTTGGTTAATGAAATTTGAATACAACAGTACAAATAGTACATCAAGCATTTCAAATTACACAGTAACTACCCGAGGTACTAGAATTATATTTGAAAGTCTTAAAGATATAAAATTTTATTTTTCTAGTGATGAAAAAACATTTGATAGTAAAACAGGTAGAGTATTAAAAGATACCATTGCTTTAACTACAGCAAACTTCAAACCAGAGTTAATAGAAACATATAATTGGGTTGATACAAATTTAGATGACATAGGTGACAGTTGGCAATTAGAAACTACTAATGCAACATACACACCTAATGTAGGAAACAGTCCAGAAATTATTTTAAGAAGCAGAGACACAAAAGCAAAAGATTTAGAAGTAAGATTTATCAGTAACTTTGGTTTATTGGTTAACGGCGAAGCATCAGTGTCACCCACAGCAGATTATAGCCAAGGAGATTTTGCACCAGCGGTATCTACAACAATAGCAGTAGACCCAATATCGACAACTACAGGTAAAGCAGTAGTAAAATTAAATAGTGCAAAATTATCAGGTTTACCAAGCGGTATCACTATACCATTAAGTAAATTTGGTACATCTATTGTTGGCGGAGCAAATGGTAATATTGCTTATGTGAATTATGATATTGGTTCAAGCAGTTATAAAACCTATACTGGTAATGCAACCACAACTACATTTGAAGTAGGAGATACTGCATCAGAAGGACACATTGATTTGCTGTCTAATTCAAGTATTAAAGTTTCCGATTTTGATAGTTTAAGCAGTAGATGGAATGGATTTAAACATGCAGATAAACTACAAATTGTTTATAAAAATGTCAAAGAGTCTTTAGACAAGCCAATAGAATTTGAAATAGTCGATGCATACAGATATGGCGATGGCTTTGCCGATCCGGCAAAAGTTGTTGTCAAACCCATTGACAGTGACTATGATGGATTTCCAGATGATCCAGACTTGTTTGATAAATTTGTAGGTAGCACAGACTTTGTTTTCTTTGAGCAATATACAGATTTAGATGGCTACACATATGAAAGACCAGCAAAATTTAAAATATTAAATTTTGCAACAGAGACAGAAATATCAGTTGATTATGTGTTAGACACAGTTGCTCCAGGCAGTGATCCAGATAATAAAACTGCATTTACAGATTTTGATTTGATAATTGTAAAAGATTTAAGTGTAGCAGAAACATATTTAAAAAATAATTTAGGAAAACTTAATCACAAATTAGTTTTTCCAAGATCGCTTTTGCCTAAAGTATACGAATTAATTAATGATTTAACAACACCTAAAATGATTGTGCTAACAGAAAACAACCAGTACAATGTAAAAGTAGGTAGAAGTTTTGAGCAAAACACACTTCAAAACGATCCAAGAAAATGTGCATTTGAATGGCAACACATTGCTCCAAGTGATGTTAGAATAGATCCTAGTATCAGCAATGTTGTAGAAATGTTTATGCTTACAAAATCATATTACCAAGCAATGCTAAGTTATAAAAATGGCGGTGTAAGTACATTGCCTAGTGCACCAACATCAGAACAACTTGCACAAGAATATTCAGGATTAGATGAGTTTAAGAGTGTTAGTGACCAATTAGTTTACAGCAGTGGTAAATTTAAATTATTATTTGGCGACGACGCCGATCCAGAATTACAAGCAAAAATTAAAGTTGTAAAATTACCAGGAAGTACAACAACAGATGCAGAAGTTAGAAGTGCGGTATTAGAATTAATTGATACTTATTTTAATGTAGAAAATTGGGACTTTGGTGAAACATTTTATTTCTCAGAGTTAAGTGCATACATTCATCAAGAGTTAGGTAAAGCAATAGCATCAGTTGTTATTGTACCTAGCAAGTCAGAATCTATATTTGGTGATCTATATCAAGTTAGAGCGGCATCAGATGAATTATTCTTTTCTACAGCAACAGTTGATAACGTAGAAGTAGTAAAAAGTTTATCTTCAACAAATTTAAAACAAATGAAGGGCAATGCAATCACAAAATCATCTACAACAAGTAGTACTAGCAGTAGCAGTAGCAGTGGTAGTAGTGGTAGCAGTGGCTCCGGTGGAAGTGGATACTAATGACAAACAAATTTTTTGATCTATTACCTATACAGCACCAGACTAGTGTTAATAAAAATTTCTTTGAAAGCACAGTCGAACAATTATTTTCAAAAGCAAATGTAGAAAATATACAAGGCTTTATAGGAACTCCAAGAGAAATTAGCAACAGCAATACATCATTTGTAGAGCAACCAGCACCTAATAGAGAATACTATAGTTTTGACCCTGTGGTAACCACAGTAAATCCAGACACAGGTAAACCTGTAAATTATGTTTTCTATGAGGACTTTTTATATGACTTAAGAAGCAAAGGTGGATTAATTGATAACCATAACAGATTATTTAAAACTAATCAATATGCTTATGCACCACCAATAAACATAGACAAACTTATAAACTATCAGGATTACTATTGGTACCCAACAGGACCAGAAGTCACTGAAATACAGGGTAATTCCTCTGTACAAATTAATATAGATTACATTGTTGGATTAAAAAATTACACGTCACCGGCAGGGCAAACACTTAGAAATGAGATGGTTATTAAATTCACAGGTGATCATATTTCAAACACCAGTGTACTAACTAAAGATACTACTTATATTGTAACAGGCGTAGGTAAAGGAATACAATTTATTTTGCCAGGTGATTCTACATCTGCTTATGCGGAATTTAATGATTTTCCTTTAGAGCGATCAATATCAATAACATATACTCAGGCAAATTCGCAATCATATTATAATCTAGAAACAAATTTACCAGAAGACTTTGTTGATACACCAGGCGGCGATTTCAAAGAGTACTATAGAAATTTAGCAGACGGCGTACCGTCAGGAGCCGCCAATGCATCTGTACATAACAATTCTAGACTGTACATTGGTAATATTGAACTTAAAGTAGGCGATGCCGTGTCAGCCAATGTAAAGTATTTAGGTAACAATGCACAACGAACAGGTAATGTTGTTTATCTAGATGTTGAAGCGGAGTCTAACTACTTATTACCCGATAGTGTGCAATGGGATAAAAACTTTGCATTAGACGATTTCCATCAAACATACATAGTACCAGAACTACAATGGAATAACGATACAGTTTACGGTTGGGGCACAGCACCATGGGGTTCAGAATCAACACAGAACCAACCCGATTACATGGTTATAGAAAAAGGTTCAAAAAATAGAAATCCATGGAGCAGATTAAATTACTGGTGGCATGTAAACGAATTAAGGGAACCACTTAAAGATAATGCAACAGGGTTTGCTTTACCAGATGCGGCTCAACGAGCAACACGACCTATTTTAGAATTCGACAGAGATATAGAATTACATAACTGGGGTAACTCCTTTATATCTAAAATAGACATAATTGCAGATAAGAAAAAAGAAGATCTAGAAGGATTAGCAATAGGCTTTCCAATCAATAGTGCATCAGGTACTGCAAATGCCAGTATAATTTTCCCACAAGACGATACAGCAATAGCACAAAAAATTTATAGAATACAAGATAATAGCGGTACAATTCAATTTAGTGAAGACACTTCTCTAAGTAATTTAATTGTCACTAACGGTCATGTGTACAGTATTACAGGAACTAACATAGGTTTAGATTACTACTGGACTGGCACAGCATGGCGACAAGCACAGCAAAAGATACAAATTAACCAAGAGCCTTTATTTAATTTATATGACTCAGAAGGAGTTAAAGTAGATGATCCTGCAAAATATCCGTATAGTGATTTTAAAGGTTGTCCTATATTTACATATAATACTGATAAAACAAGTACCAAGCAGACATCGTATGATGCAGATTTAGGTGCGAATGTTGTTTATCAAACAAGTAAGTTTAGCAGTGAACCTACATTTTTTAATCATTTAGGTAATCATACTGTAACATACAAAGCAAATTTATTAGCAAACGCATCTACAATATCTGGATATCTTTTTTATAAAGATTTACAACAAGATTATAAAGGCAATGACAATACAAGATTTAGAAACAATTGGCATCCAATAAGTACACCAGATCAATATAGAGACTTTAGTAATGTAGAAACATATTTCACAAATGAAGTAGTAAAATACAATGATCAATATTTTGTAGCAAATGCAAATATTTCTGCTGGTAATTTTGATATTAGTAATTTTAAATTTTATGAGGATGAGCATTCATTATATTCTAAACAATATGTAGAAGATGTAATTTTAATTGATAAAATCAATGTAACAGATAAATTTTTCACAACAAGTGCAACACCTTACAACAATGATATTATTGTTAAAATTAATGATACTGTTCTCACACTAAACGAAGATTTTGCAATTAGAAATAGCAGTACAGGTATTGTATTAAATCCTACTCTTAAAGATGTATCATTAAATAACCCAGGTTTAGGTTATGAAGTCGGTGATGTATTGACATTAAGTATACCAGGAAGTAGCAGTAATGTTGCAATAACTGTCACTGATGCCGAAGCATATAGTGGAAATATCAGTAACGGTGGCGGACAGATCAAAACTATTTCTGTGTCAAACTACGGCCTTTACAGCGAACTAGTTGGCCATCCTGGAAATATCACATCAATTATTAATACAGCATCTAATAACGGACACGGAGTTGATGCAACTTTTAATTTTACATTCAATGAAGCAGTGACTTTAAAAGATACTGATGTAATTAATGTTAGAACATTTACTAAGGGCGAAAGAAAAACGTCTATTGATGCATATGGATATTTTGAAATTCCAAGTGCAATAAAATATAATCCGTTAAACACTGAAATTACAGAAACAAGATTAAGTGACCTTGTAGGCCATGGAAATAAATTATTACTAGGGCAGGAAGGTTTTAGCGGTAAAGTAACTGGTAATAACAATTACAAAGATACAAGTAAAACATTTAATATCAATGATATCAACATTGGTCAAATTGATTCTGATTTACTGCATTCCATGTATTTCAGTAAGAACGAAAGCAGAAATTTAATCAATGCATTAAGATTTGGTAATGATCAGTACAACAATTTTAAAAATAAATTTATATCAGGTTTAGAAGTTTATCTTAACAATAATGACTATTTAGATCAAACAAATTTAGAAATATTAGACACAGTATTAAAGACTTTAAAATCTAGTAAAGTCACTTCCGGCGGCTTTGATTTATCTTACATGATTCCAATTGGCGCAGATTACACCAATGAAGAAATTTCAATCAGTAATGTGAGTTTACAAGAGTATACATTCAGTAATACAGCAAATATTTCATTAGATAAAAACTTACATATATTGCAACATAATAATACAGTTTTATGTGCAGATAAAGATTATACCGTAAATTCATACTTGCCATTCGATATAACATTAGACAATAATATAACATTGGCAGAAAATGACACATTAAATTTAAGAATTTACGAGGACAGCGAATCTGCAGATGTACCAGCAAGTTTATCTAAACTAGGAATGTTTAGAGCATTCCAACCTCAGTTTATGACCGACACATCGTATCAAGTTGATAAGGATGTAATTTTGTGTCACGATGGTAGTTATGTTATTAGGCAAAACGACAAAATCGATGATATTATATTAGCATTTGAACAAATTGTTTACAGTAATATAGAAGAAGAATATAGAAATTGCGAAAACATAGAACTTAATGAATATGAAATAAAGCCAAGTTTCTTCTGTGAAACTGATTTTAGTTTAGTTGAATACAATACATTATTGAACACAAACTTCAATAAATGGAACAAACAAAACAAGGTTGACTACAGAACAAATTCTGTTTTCGACAGCACAAATGAATTTACATGGAATTATGCAAGTGGTCCTGCAGAACCAGGGTACTGGAGAGGCGTGTATGATTACTACTATGATACACAAACACCTACTGTTACACCGTGGGAAATGTTTGGTTACTGTAAAAAACCATCATGGTGGGACACTGAGTATCCAACAGCAATAACAAGTTCATACACAGCATTTTGGAATAATGTCAGAGACGGATATATACCAGCAGGAAGTAGAAAAGGATACTGGAAACGTTGGGCAAGACCTACAATTTACAGTTACTTGCCAGTTGATTCATCGGGTAATTTAAGATCACCTAAAGAAATAATTTATACATCGCTTACTGCAGATTCTATTGACATTGACAATCAATGGGCATTTGGCGACATTGGCCCGGTAGAATATGCTTGGAGAAAAAGCAGTTACTATCCGTTTGCAATCTTGGAAATGCTATACCTGTCTAGACCAGGAGAGTTTACTAAACTATTCTATGATAAGAGAAATCTCAAAAGGTTAACAGTTCATCCTGAGCAACTAGTTGATAAAACTACAGGTAAAAGAAAATTAAGGCAAAACTTTGACCCACATGGTTACAGATCTACTGATAATGTTATTACACTGAGACCGGGTTATACAACCTTGCTATATCAATATTTGACTTTTTACTCATTAAATATAAATGTTGAAATAGGAAATCCTGTTAAAACTTTAGACACAAGGCTAGGTCATAAGTTTGCAGGATTTGTAAACAGCAAACAACTTAAGGTTTTTAGTGAAAGCATAAGCACAGATGGATTTAGTGCAAGTCAGGTATTGCCTAAAGAAGATGTAACAGTAAACTTGCATACAAGTCCTTATAACAGTAGAAACTTTTATACTGGTGTAAAAATTACAAAACAAGCAGAAGGATATAGTGTCTCAGGCTTTGATACAGTATTACAATATTTTGAAATTATACCTAGTGATTTTGCAGGCCCGTTGGAAGGAGTCCAAGAAGGCGGCTCTCCTGCAGACTTTAGTATATTTGAAACAGGCTTATCTTACTTAAAAGACGAGATTGTAAAATTAGGTAGTGTTTATTACATAGCCAAAGAAAATATATCAGCAGGTGCTTTTGATACTGCCCAATGGACACAAATACCGTCATTGCCTACAATAGGCGGAGCATCAGGTACAGTTTATCAATTAGGTACTGGTGTCACAGAAAAAGTTTATTACGACACCGTATTCAAAAGTGTTCAACAAGTATTTGATTTCCTTATAAGTTTAGGAAGAAAACAAAAAGATATCGGTTTCGACTTTGGCGAATTTGATAGCAGTATTAATAGCATGAATGACTGGGTACTTGCAGGAAGAAGATTCTTATTTTGGTCAACAGAAGATCATGACGTAGGCGAAAGTGTAAAACTAAGTCCTCTAGCAGAAACATTAAAATTTGTTAGTACATCAGGTAAAATATCAAAAATTAGTAGACAGATCAATGATCAATATTCTATATTAGACGAAAACGGCAAAGCAATTATACCCGAAGATTGTTCAATTGTCAGAGAGGATAATACAATTACTGTTTCTCCAATTGACAACAGAATATACGGCATGTTATTGCATACAGAATTAGTTGAACATGCTTTTGTAATTAACAACAAAACAGTTTTCAATGACGTGATAAATGACAATGTTCTTGGAATAAGACAAGACAGGCTAGAAGTAAATACTCAACGAAGCAGAAATTGGGACGGCAGATATCAAGCAGAAGGTCTAGTTATTGTTGGTGATGCAGTATTGCCAAACTTTGATACATTAATAGACAGCATACGTTTGTACCACGACAAAGATGCTATACAATTAGACCCACTAAAATCACAACTAGCAAAAGGATTGTTAGGATATCAAACAACTAATGAATATGCTGATATCAAAATAGATGACACAATTGGCTTCCAGTACTATAAAGGATTAATAAATCAGAAAGGTACTGCCAATTCACTTACAAGTTTAATTAGATCTAATGTTGTAAACACAAATAAAAACATTGAGATTTTTGAAGAATGGGCAATCAAACGTGGCGAATTTGGTGATGTTTATAATCATCAAAGTATGGATATAAAATTAGAACAAGACAAATTTACCAGAGATAATCAGCAAATAGAAATTATATATCCTGAAAATATTACTGGTGCAGTATCAAATATTTTTGTATTTGAAAGAAATACAACATACTACAATGTACCAACAATTGAAATTGATCCACCAACAAACGGTAACGCCGCTACAGCAACAGCAAAACTTTATGCCAATGCTCAATTAGAAAGTGTTACAATTACATCAGGTGGTGACGGGTATTCAAGTAAACCAAATGTAGCAGTTATTACAGGTAATATTGTAATTTCTCAATTCAGTGATGTATTAGCATATGGATTAGCAGGTAGTAATGCTACTGTTGATTTACCATTAAGCGGTGCAAATGCATTAACAAATGTAAACATTTATGACCACACAACATCAAGTAATTTAGACATTTACTTAGGCAATGAAAGAAGCATTGATAGTGTAGTTGAGGTACTTAATAGAGAATTTACTGATGCCAATATAGCAAATATTGTTGCATACGGCGATATTGACACTCAAGCAGAAAAGCATCTTGTGTCGCAAATTACCAAGGCTGGTTCCAATACTAGAATAGCAACAGATAGAGCAACGGTTACTTCGAACACATCAATAGAAATCAATACACCAGTAGGCAGTAATGCATCTATTATTACAAATGGTGCATCGACTTTGACATTTAGTAATGTAGATTCAATAACAAATACTAACCCTGCTACAGTGACATTAACAACTAAGACAGGATTTACGCCATTACAAAATGGTGATACATTAACCTTTGTTAATCATGAACCATATACTGTGCTTACATCAAACATACTTAATCAAACATATTTTGTAAAAGCAACTGCTGACACAACTGTATACGAATTATACACAAACGAGCAATTAACTGCAAATGTTGATGCTACTTCATGGTACAATGAATCTGTAAGTGGCGTAGATACTCACTTACAATCAGTTGGAGCATATCGAAGTGCAGAAGCAGACTTAGTAAATGTCGAGTTTAATTACAGCACAATTACAGGATTAGGCACTCATAATGTTAGTTACTTTACAGAATTAACTGCATACAACAATTCTTATTATGCAGAACGAGGTGCAAGTAATACACAGATTAAGTTATACACTGATCCAGCATTACAGATACCACTTAACACAACTGGACTAACAAAGCCATTTTCAGATAGCAATCTTTCAACAGATTATATACAAGCAAATGTTACAGTACTTGGAACTGGTGGCGACAACAGACTGTTCATAAAAGGTAGCGATTTCACAATTAGTGAAGTAGAATTATCTGGTGGTTCTGATAGTACAACTCTTGCAGTTTTAAATATACCTGCAGGTAGATATCAGCCTACTCAGAGATTCCCGATAAGATCTGCAAATAACACAACATCAAACGATATAATTGTTAGTGTAGACGGCAATAATGTAGGTGCAACATATTGGTCATATGATAGAGGTGCTAGAACTATTATAACAGCAAATGCATCAGTTGTCAACGATTACAACATAAATCCTAACAATGCATTTAGTATTGAAATAGGTGGACAAAACAAATTTGAAGACGAAAATATTACTCAAATTGATGGGTTATATCCATTTGCAGAAATTTATATTGACGGAAAAAGAATCAAAAATTCACCGGACTATGATGCATTTACATTAACAAATAATTCAACCACAACTACAATAAGTTTTAGTAATGCGTCTTTATACACAGATAATTTCAGTATTGGCTCTAACATTACAGTTGTTGAAAGTGGTTCAGTACAATTTAATAATACGTTTACAGCAGATGTACCAGGCAAAGTTTTAAGTATTAAAAGTGTTGCAAACGATACACTTATTGCAAATACAATTAGTAAACGTACATACGAACGTACTCCTGATATTTTAACAGATAATAAAATTACAATTGACATAGATGATCCTGATACTATGTTGAAGAGACCAACCAATTCGTTGCAAGACGGGTTGTGGTACAGAGATAACAAGGAAGACTATATAGTACCAAATGCAGGTTATGTAAACAGAAACAAAGTGGATTGGGAAAGTATTGACTTGTCCTATTTTGCAAACCTAATTGGCTCTGGTAAAGTTAATATACCAAAAGAAAACGATTACTTGCATTTAGGTAAATCAGAAAATGAAGATTGGAATGTGTTCAATCTCAAAAAACATGGAATAGAAAATTCAACAGGAAACGTATCAGGTGCTAAAAATTACATTGATAATGTAAATGGCCGAGCAATGTTATTTTCAGATCAACGACTTTCTAAATGGACAGATGGAAATATTTTAGGCGATAAAACAAATGCAAATTTTTATGACAATGTAATTGTACTTAAAAATACAAACTTGTCAGATACTGTATTAGAGTGGAGCAATGAGAATTTTGTATTTACTCCAAGAACAGTTTACAAAGGCGACTATAGACCATTAAAGAAAATAAACAGAGGCATTACAAAAATTGAGCCAGGGTATACAAGGCCTATCACCAAAGTGGAGCCGTACAAAGATCCTAATTACATGGCAAGAATATATGCTGAAAGATCCCACCCTGCGCCTGGTTTAGACTTTTTTACTAGAGCAAGTGTTGTTAAAGATAATTTACCAAATGCTCATGCAAATTCAGTATTAATATCTCCTAATTCGTTAGCAGGATTAGGTGTTGGAGATACAGTCAGATTTACAGGTACACAGGCCACCGCCGCAAATTTAACAGTTGGTAAAGCATATACTGTAACAGGTATAAGTGAAAGAGGACTTGGCGGTAACCCGGGTGCTGTAGATGTCGATGATCCTTCAAAAGGTTTCTTCACAATCAATGAAGCAAATGTAACAGGAACAGATTATGCATCTATTAATTCAGATTGTTATGTTGCATATGAATCAGATTTAGAATTTAATGTGAATATGAAAGTTAAAGGACTTTCTGGAACAAGTACTGTATTGCTAGAAGTAGCAGACGAGTATAATTTAAATATTTCTAGTTACATATCAAACGGTTTAGATATAGACTTCTCATTAATGAGCGGAGAAAGAATTACAAATACAAATGATTTTTATGTAGATGATTACAGTTACACAGTTGCTAATTGGAATTCTTCAGATAAAACATTTGAAATTTCTAGTAATGTTACAACACAAACAGCCACAATAACAAGATCAGGCTTTAATGAAATAACATTAGCCGCATTTGGTAACATTGATGGTAAAGGTAATAGCACACTTGCTGGAGCCAATTCTGCAATTATTGATAAAGGTGACTTTGTACAATTTACCAGCACTGGCAATTATTCAGGTAATGTGTATCCAGTTCAAAGTAACGATGGTAACTTTATACAAATTTATGATCCTTCGATTACTAGTAATACAGCAGGTAGAACAGCAGTTGTATATACTGGGTCTAAAGAAACAAGAACAGGAAGTATTTCAAATTTAACAAGTAACGCATTAACATTATCTGGTTTTGAAACTAGTAATTTAGGAAACTACGGATTTGGTAATGTTCAATATATGAATTCCAATACCAGCACAGGCGTTATACCAAGTGTGTCAGGTTCAGAAAGACCATTTAAAATAAATGGAAATACTGTTATTATAGATGTAGAAGATGCAGTTAGAACAATGCAAACTAGATTCCCTGTTCATACATTAAGAGATACAACTAATAACACAGTTGATTTATTCTTTAGAGATAACGGTGCAGGAGAGTTTGCTAGAGTATTATTTAACGACAGTGAAAAAACACCAGAAGAACAAAACATATTAAGTAACGATCCAAGTAAATTATTTAATTACAACAACAAGCCAGTATACCTAGGCTTAGGATTACCAACAAGTCAAAATCAAATATCATTAGAAACTGACTTTACGGGTATACCAGAATCTTTAAGATCAATAGATGGTGTGGAGTTAGACTTAGAATTTAGATATGTAACAGATCAAGGCTTACGAGAATTACTAAGGCAAACAGGTGTTCAAGGAGATACGTCCTCATCAGAGTTTGTTAATAATGCATACGAGATGCTATCTAAAACAGAAAACTTTGATTCAGCATGGTGGATAGAAAACTTCACATTTACACAAGAAAATCCATCACTAGACGGAATGTACATCGAATTACAAGCAAGAAACGGAAGTGAGGTTACAAGTAAATTAGATCTTATACCAAGACATTTTGGTCAGCATGAGGCGTTTAATATAATTGGCGATGTAGAAAAACAATTATCTATTTCTACTGTATCATCAAAATTAGTTGATAAAACTGACAAAAATAGATTAAAACTTGATTTTTCTGATTTGCATCCTATGTCATTTAGTAAAGTTATATCAGTAATAGATTCTAAAGACAATAATTTGATTTGGACTGACCCTAATGGAAATATTATACAAGTACATTCTTCGCAACCTAAAAAAATAAGAGGGTCGTTATTAACAAATAAACTTAGACCCAGTCATATAAATGGCGGTTCATATCCGTTTGAATGGTGGGGCGAAGATGTAAAGAATGTTTTATCGCAAGGCGCAGACAATAAAATTGTATTGAATTTAGGATTTGAAAATGGCTTAACAGCATATCCGGGTCATAATAATTTTGATGTTGCAATACCTTTAGTAATAGTGCATGGAGCAAAATTCAAATATACACTTGCTCCTACAACTAAAAATGAATTATTAAACTTGAGAGTGGCTATTAAAGATGATTCTGGAAATATACCACAAATTGTAGATAGAAAAATTGCTTCTGTAGGACAGTCTAGTATCACAATAGATAATAGTGATAACACATTTACCACAAATGATACTACAAATAATTTAAATGCAATCATTTATCAAGTTGATGAAAATAAAAACAAGCAAGTGTTAGCAAATGACTATGCATCACCAGTAGAAAAATCTACTACTGATAATGGTTATTCAGCAGTACTATTACAACCAAAGAGTAATTCAAGTTCTTTGAACTCTGGAAATACTTTAGGTTACATTAGTACATTACCTACACAAATAGGTTCTGCAGGAACATTCTATGTAGGCATAAATCAATCAGCAAATGTATCGTTAGATTCAATTTTTGGTAGTAATTTAGATATAGCATTTGATTACTTGCCACTGAATCACACTGGAGTAAGTTCAAAACAAATTAACGTCTCTGATGTTAATGTAGCAGTAGATGTACATGTAGTTGAACCACAGCATAAAATGTTTATGGATACAGAAGCAGTAGACAATAATATTTTGAGATTTGCTGATACTGTTCACGGTGCTAATTCTGTATTAACAGGTAATATTGTTGTAGCAAATACTCAGACAAATTATGCAATTATACCAAAAAGTATATCAGATAATGTCGGAACTTATGCAATCAATGAAACTCAAAAAAATAGTTTAGGAATAATTGTTTCGTCTGCACATGGACCGCATTTGGTATTTAATAAGCCAAATAATCTATTAAGTGTAAACGACACAATTTTTGTAAACACCAGTGGTTCTGCTAACGGAATTAATAATACTGAATTTAGAATTAGAGCAGTAACAGAAAATACATTTACAGTTAAATTAGCAAATACAAATGTAATACCTACAGCAGAATTAAGTAGTATGAAGTACTTAACATACGGACTACCAATCATAGAAGGAACTGCATCAACAAACACGGTAACTACAAGAACAATTCACGTACCTGCAAATATACATGTATTTGAACCAGGCGATAACATTACATTAAATACTGGCTCAGTAGATACAGCAAGTGTAAATGGCCAGACTTATATTGTTAATGCAGTACTTGAAAATGCAATAATGATTAATCATGCTACTGCACCTACAAGCCTAACAACAAATTTAACAGCATCACTTACAGGAAATGCAAACTTACATATTATGACACTTCCTAGAGGATATGCTGTACCTGGGATGACAGGAAGTATATATGATCCTGAAAATATTTATTCACTAGGTGGTAACACTGATGTTACTTTTAACAAAATAACAGATTTAGATTTTGATAAAAATTTCACTACCACTGACGGTAAGCCAGTAATGTACTTTGAGAAAGATCTAGGAACATCATTTAACAATGACGAGTTAATGCTAGACATATATGAAGCAACTAGATTCTATAGTAAAGATCATAATATTGGAAAAGTAGATGATAACCAATTAGTAGTATCATCTACAAATGCAAGTAGCGAAGGTTTAGTAAATATTGAATTGCCAAATGGATTGAGAGGCATATCAGTTGGTGCAAATATTACATTCTCTCACAGTCAAGTAGGACATGTATTATCAGGTAATAGTTTTGTTGTAGTGGATTTTGTTAATTTAATAGATAACATAGAAGGCGATGGCGAACAATATATAACCATTGAGGCTCCTGGTGCAACAGCAACAAGCAATGTATTCTCAGTGTCTTATGATAATTACATACCATCACAAAGCAGAACAATCAAAATTGGCAACACTAGAAACTATGATGGATTTGCAACACCGTTTTTAGCAGATAAAAATTCATTTGTAATTAATACAATATATACAGGAAATGTAGTCACAAACGGACATTGGGTCTCTGATACAATGTTGATCACAGGCACAGATGATTTTCAAAATGAAATAAATGTTAAACCAACACAAAATCATATTGCAATTAAAAATTCGCCAATAAGAAACTATAATGCAACTTACAAAATGGCACCAATCGGAATGGATCAACGCCGTTTAGGTAAAAATCAAATTGAAGTATTTGGATTTACAAATTCAAATGTAGCAATAGATTTTACAGATAAAAATGTTTCTTACAGTTTAACAGATCACAATGCTGTGGAAATAAATGATAATAAAACATATTTGCCAGCACAAGACACAGTTGAGCAAGTAGCAGATAGTTTAAACTTTATAAGTGATTTTAAAGCAGGTGCAATTGACAAAGAAAAGAAAATGGAAGTTGGCTTCCTGTTTGGCTATAGAGATCCAAGAAGTGATAATAGAACATCGCCTGACTTTAATCAGAAATATGTTCAAAGGCCTGCAGATGTTTCTGGTCTAGATCAAGTATATTCATATGAATACATAGGTGCCCCGGCCGGTAATGCACTCAAAGGTGGCGTAAACAAATTTAGTCCAGTAAAAGCAAATGAAACCATTGCAGAAAGAAGAGCACCTAGCAAGTTAGCAGGGAAGTATATCATTGATATGCAAGGACTCGAAGAGCAAGTATATTACGGTTCATTAAATGAACAAAGAACAAAACGTCCACATGGTACACCAGCATTCAAAGTACTAGATGGAAAATTAACAGCAGATAAAGAACTAGTACAAAATTATGAGAATAATCTCAATAATATGTATTTAGATCCATCTTTACAAACAATTAAAAATAAAGCAGAAGCACCTTTTGGTTCTCCTAAACATGGTACATGGCCTTACACAGGTTACACTGGTCCTTACATGGGCACCTATTACGATAATTGGATGGGCGGCAATCAATGGTGGCGAGATGACAAATATGGGTACAGGCAATTAAACGGCGAGCATTATGGCGGAGGTATCTCAGGAGGCGGCGGAGGCCCAGGTGGCACACAAGATCCACCACCGCAAGATCCACCACCACCAGCAGAATCATGTGGTAAATTTAGAATCACATTATACGATACTAACTCTGGTGAAGAGGGTACAACATACGAATTTGATGATGGCCTGTTTGACATTGTTCAGCAATACATAGATTCTGAATATACTAATATTTCAGGTTATCAAAATCAATTTATACAAGCAGGCGGTACCGGAGCAGACTGGACAACTATACTTTCATACATTGAAGGTATAGGAGAAAACTATACTAAAATTCCATACAATCAACTAGATGTTGATTTATGCGAATTACAAGATTTGCATATCAAAGATATAACCGGCAACACATGTACGTCAAGTGGTGAAGTATTGCACTTAGGTGGTTCAGCAGTTAGTTTACCAGAAGGGTGCGATCCTTGTTCATTGGCAGATGCAATTAACTCACAGTCTCCGAACTTTAATGCAGAATGTGTACCAGAAGACACCAAACGTGAACCTAAGTCTTGTGTAATTAAAGGTGGCAGACAAGCATGGGGAACTACAGATTTTAGAGGTGTTGATAAAATTGTTAAAATGGGTAATAACAAAGGTCAGAGTGTAGACTATATCGGACAAAGAGATGACAACTATAAATTACTCGAAGGCAGAAAAGACGGAGTACCAGCAGTACTATTTGGTTCTAGACACGACGATGCAAGATTAATGGTCAGCATAGATGGCCCAAATTTATTAAAATCTATTAAATTACAATTAGAAGAAAAAGGCCTAGATCCTAACGAATATAAATCAGTTGTATTGCGAAGTACAACAAACGATGACGTTTCTGGAGAATTATTACACTGGAAAAATAGCACAGCAAGAATTACAAATACTGGCTCAGGTATTAAAGGCGAGTATAATAATATAGCAAGACATCCGTTTGCTATAGTTTATGCACCAAGTTCAGGTTCTATATTTGATGAAGGCCAGCAGATGCAGACAATACAATTTGGTAAAGATGCAATGGGCAGAGGTATTAATAAAGATACCATGTCAGTATATGTGAGTAAGTTAAACAGAAGCAGATATGATTATAGTACCAAAGGAAAAGGCGGTATTTTATACAGACTACCAAAACACGGAACATCCGACCACAAATATTTAGGTGACTTATATAACTTTACAATTATTGACGATTTATACTTAGGTGGTTTTGGAAGTAAAACTGATGAAGATACCAGAAGTAATGCTATTACGACAACCAAAGAACAAGACGAAAGAGGTTTCAAATTTGATAAAATCACAGGATACGGGGAACGTGTTCAAGATGGAGGTAAGTGGAAAGATAGAACAGGCTCCTGGTTTAGAAACTTATGGCAGTATCATGCAAAACAACAAAGACGTGTACAAGGGTGTACCAGTGCCGAAGATGCAAACATTCCACAACTGAATCCAATAGTAAGAATCAAGAGTGCTGTACCGTTCAGCCTAGGAACAGGTTGTAGTAGAAGTCCATTCACAGAAGTAGGTGACTTCCAGCCTTACAGAGAAAAAAATATCAATTCTAGTGCTAACTTGACAATAGCAAATGCACTAACACCAGAGCAATACAATGAGTTAGGTGGAGATGATACTTCTGTATTTACACCAAAAGTTATATCAGGTGGATTACCAGGACAAGAAGTTACTATCGTAGATATAATGGGTGCTCCGGATACTAGTAATCCGTTTATGACATCAGACTATATTAGGATAGATGGCTATCCAGTTAATCCAAGGTCAGGTGAAGGTACTAGGGATGGTCAAGTAGCAAATGCTAACGTAGGTATTGTACAAACTGGTATGGTTGAAGACAGTACAGGTTTCAACTATATGGTTGGCGATAAATTAACCATAGTAGGAGGAAGACCGAAAACAATCGACGAAGATGCCTATTATCTATCAGACGTTGTTGTAACAAATCCAGGTTCTGGATATAATCCTAGAACAACACGATTAGAAGTTATAGATACTGAAATGGGCACTATTTTACCTGGTGTACAAATTAATCCTGTATTCCAGCCAAGCGATGATGCTGTAACACCTGTAACTAAAAACACAGGTAGAACTGCTATATCATCCGCTGTTTTACCTTACAAGACTTATATAGGTTACAAAGGATGTAGAGAAATAGACTGGTTAAGTGGATTAGACACAAACACAGCATTTATAGATAGAGCAGGTAATTCCATAAACGGTATCACTATCGATGCTAGAAGAGTTGATGTTGGTATAGATTCACAGAATACATACTATGAAGAAACATTTACATTATCAGCCACAACTGCTATGGAACTAGGTACAACATATAAAGCATTTGTTGGTACAAGAAAGTATGAAAACTTTGGCGAATTCATGATGTTTAATTTTGAAGAGAACAGCACAACAGGTATTAATGATAGAGGTCAAAGTAACTTTACAAGTTCTTTCAATGAAAGCGAAAGAAATGATTTAAATGGTGCTTGGATTATATGCTGGAATATACCTAACTCACAAAATAAATTTACTTCAACAAATGCACATGATAATTTTGGTGACTTAGCACAAGGCACAGTTGGTATAATGAAATCATACTATGATGTAGAAGCATTTGGTCCTTTAACAAGAGATGATTTTAATCATTTCTTAAGTGATAATATAAAAGAAACAAATGGTCGAATTGTTAAGTTTTTAAAACTTGATAATGACAGAGCGTACTTCCAGGTAATGAATCCATATGATTTAGATACAGCGGCAGGCAGATCAATAGGCACACCGGATTTTGCAAATATGTTTGCAAGATTCTATCCAATCAATTCCTTAAATGAATTTAGTGCAGACACTTCATCTACTTTTGCAAATAATTATGAAGTAATTATAGAAAATGATACTTCTGTTTCTAGTGATGTAACAGCATCTGGTACAGCAACATTTAGAATGGATTCAAGAGATGCTGTACATGGACTTAAAGTTAAAGCAAAACAATTAGGTAATAATCCTGATGCTACAATGCAACAGTTTGATATATTTGTATTCCAAGACGGAGTCGATGTAGGCTATCTCAGAGTACCTGTAACAATACATTTTGATATTCCAGCAAGTACACATGGAGGCGAATTTGATATTGCAGGTTCTACATTAGCAAATAATATGGCTAAATTAAATTACAGTACTGTATATAGGCCAGTAGTACAACCGGTAAACGAATTACAAGAATCAGAAGCAATTATTTACAAGTTTGATTTTAGTAATTTACCAGATGATGCAAAAGTTAATGACATAGATATTGATTTGAGATTTGACAGTTATGCACCAGGTGACTTTGATATGATGTGGCTAACATCGCCAGAAGGCCGAAGAATACCTTTATTACAAACATTAGGTAGTTTTGGTTCTGAAGGACAACACAATCAACAGGGTTTCCTTGATGGGTATGACTATCATAAAAATGATATAATACAAGCATTCCAGTTTACATTGACATCTAGTCTAACTGCTGAGGCTATAAAATATGGTGGTTCAAATCTTAATTACAGTAATAAAGTTAAGCCTTCAATCGGCATGCCAACCAGAGATCTTAACAACCATGGTCAGCATTTTGATACGGCAAGTGGAGCAATCTCTAAAGTATTAGGTAGCGATTATGGTAATGATGTTACATTAAGCGAATATGGAATAAATTATAATTCAGTAGAAAATGTTTTAAGAAAGTTCTTGAGAGATGAAGATGGAAATATCAGAGGTATTTTAGGTAAAGGTACTTGGTTCCTTGAATGGTCCAGACCTGGTAGAATTATAGATTTAGCATATGATCCTGGAACAGTTGGTAATAAGAAAACTAAAATTCGTACACCAAATATTAAAATTAAATATACATCTGCTAGTGAGAATCCAGCATACGATTCAGCCGATAAAGAGAGCATCGGCGATGTTGCAATTATACAAAAAGGTGGATTCCAACCTGAGTTTGCAACTAGAAGATATACAGTTGTTGCAAAAGGCAGTAGTGGTACAGGATTTGAAGCACAGGCATTCCTTAAGAAAGGTAAATTAGTTGGCGAGGACAATCCAGATATTAAGAGCCAACAAGCAGTATTCGAAGTATTAAAAATTAACCAAGCAGGTAGTATCACAAAACTTAGAATATTAGATAGAGGAGTATATGAAATATTCCCAGCAGAATTTGAAAGAGGTGTACCATTAAAATACCTAGAAGGCGATATGGCAAGTCCAACTATGAAAACAAGACCATATGGAGAAGGTTATGGTGCTAGAGTTCAATTAACATCTAGAAGTGTTATTAACTGTCAGCAACCACCAGGTATTGTTAGTAGGAATTCAGGACCTTCTAGACCTGCTACGCCAACAGAAACATTAGCAGACTTAATTAATACAGTCGGCGGAATAGACGGCGGACTCACAGCAAGTTCAACACCAATCAACCCATCTGTGCATACATTGTCAATTAAAACAGATGCTGATGGTTTTGAATTAAGTGACTTAGTACCAGGAACATTAGATGCACTAGGAATACCTGCAGGTGACTATGGTCCAAACGCATTTGGATTTAGTGCAGACGTAGGCGACGGTGGAAATGGATTTGGCCTTAACGACAGTGGTATTAGAAAAGATAATCCATTTGATAAAGGCGATCCTGACAGTTTAATATTATATAATGCATCAACACCTCCAGAATTTGATGGCCTAAGTAGTTCTAATTTTGGTAATGTTTATAGTTATGATCTCAATAGAGTCGGTGGCGGCCAATTAGTTACAGAAAAATTACAATCAGAAGTTGATGTATTGTATTTGAAATCTGCAAGAGTCAGAAGTAAGTATGAATTAAAATCACTTATGCCGAAAGCATGGGTAGACAATTATGATGTAAACGGTTGGGCATATTTAGAAAATGGCAAAGTTGTTTACAGAAAAGACAAATTAGTAGACAGTAGCAAAATTAAGTCTGCATTAATATACGATAATATTACAGGTGAAAGAATTTCAGATGTATTTTTAAATGATCCGTTTAAAAATGTGTTTATGCCTGAGGTAGAAAGAAATCTAACTTATATTTCAGAAAGCGACCCTGTTTATTACGCAGACGATAGTAGTAATTTTAGCAATAAAAATGTTGGCGAACTTTGGTGGAATACATCAAATATGCGTGTACGTTGGTATGAGCAATCCGATGATGACTATAGAAGACAATACTGGGGTTCATATGTAGACGGTTCACAGGTTGATGTATATGAATGGATAGAATCAACAGAAACACCAATAGAATATAGTGGCCCAGGTACACCATTAGATATAGAAAAATATTTAATAGATCAAAGATATGTTTCTAGTACAGGCTTATTTAAAAATTTATATTATTATTGGGTTAAAGATATTACAGATGTACCTAATGTAAAAGGCAGAACAGCAAGTGCTTCGAGTGTTGCTTCATTAATAGCATCACCTAAATTACAAAATATACCAACATTTGGTGCAATATCTAATAACAGTATAGTGCTTAATAATGTGAAGTCTTACTTAACAGACGACGAAAGTGTATTTCAAATAAACTTCAAGAGAACTGATAGTAAATACAAAAACAAACATGAATCTTATATACTGTTAGGCGAAAATAATATTTCAGGAAACATACCTAGTGAGTTCTTCCATAAACTAGTTGATAGTTTAGTTGAAGAAGATAGGTTAGGAAAAGTTGTACCAGATCCGTATTTAAATAAATTTGAAAGATATGGTATATCAATTAGACCTAGACAGACAATGTTTGTCAAGCCTAAAAATGCTAGAAGAGAGTTAGTATACTTTATTAACAGTATAATGAAAGATATTAAACTATCTGATGATTTATATAGTGGTTGGGATTCAGAATTAACCACAAACACTTATTATGAAATAACAGATTGGGTAGCAACAGGATACGATACAAATACTATTAAATCTAGAGCCAATGTTAGATCTGTTAAAGAAATGAGAGGTTTAACAAATATTCCAGATGGTGCATTTGTAAGGTTAATAGGCATTGGCGATAACCCAGATAGATTCTTTGAATACAATTCTGCAAAAGATGATTATGATTTAGTTAAAATTGTAGGCGGTACAATGAAACTTAAATATAGTGTATTTGGTGAAATAAACCCTGGACTTACATCTGAACTTAGACAACTCTTATTTGCTATACGCAATAATATATTTAAGAATACTAACTTAGAAAATAAATTATATTTCTCAATGTTAAACTATGTATTAACTGAGCAATATCAAACAGATTGGTGTTTCAAAACAACATACTTCAATGTACGTCAAAGTGCAGAAAATTTAGTACAAACACCAGCAACTAAGATAGATACATTTAATAGTGTTGTTAAAAGTATTAAAGAAAACAAGCCGTATACAAGTAAGTTAAGAGATTTTGAAGATAGAAAAATCAGTATAGATTCACTGAAATCATTTGCAACAGATTTTGATAGACCACCATATCAGCCAGACTTATCTATTACAGCCAAGATACTTGATGACAGTAATTCAGGAGATGTTAGTATTTTAACAAATAATACTGAGTATGTCAACTGGACAAATAACTATAGTAACAATGCAACAAAGATTAGAACTATAACAGAAAAAATATTTATTGACAGAATAAATGATGAGATATCACCAATTTATGACCACACAGATAGTAATGGCATATTAACAGTACAACTGGCATCTAAATATAATCAGCCACAGTCAAATACTAGTGCAATAAGAATGGAACAATTATCCGATGCAAGTAGTAATGCAACACCTATAAATCACATTGAAAGAGTGTTTAAGTACAATACAGTTATTACAGATCTAACTAAGAAAATTGCTGACACAGATACATACTCAAGTGATATTATTGCAGGATTTGTTGCAACCAGAGATGCAACATTAAGAACATTAGCATACGCAGACTTCTTTGGTGAAGAATTAGATGCAAATATTTTTGCAAAAGCATACTTTGATTCCATTGGTAAAGAGTTGATGTCCACAGGACTTGGATATGACTTGTTTGGTTTTGATAGTGCCGGCTTTGATTCTAAGCAAAGTGTAAACAATTACACAGTAAATGCCGCGGTACAAAGCGAACTGATCAGAGATACACTAACATATCAAGGATTTGATAGTAGCACATTCTTTACAGGATTATCAGGACCGGGCATACCACCAGAACATGCATTATTCAAACCATTAGAAGGTTTACAAATTAATGTTCAATCAAATATGACAGCATATGATAACGACGGCACAGTAGTTGGAAATCAAGATGGCGTATTCAGACCTAAGTCTGGTGCTACACAATTACCAGGTACTCACGGTAATGCTAATGTTTCGTATAAAATATTTGTTGGAATGAACGGTGCTACAGAATACATTAGATTAAGTGACAGTAATAAAACAACACTAGCGGCAAATATTACTGCTAAAAGTTTAACAATACAAATTGCAGATGCAACTGCTATAACACCTCCATATACAGGAAGTCCAGCAACAGCAGTCTTTATTGGAGACGAAAGAATAACATTTGAAGGAATTGTAGGTAATACTTTAACAGGTGTTACAAGAGGAACAAACGGTACATCTGCAGAATCGCATACAGTTGGAGAAACAGTATACGATGCAACAGAGTCAAATAACATAAATGCTGGTGCATTTGCATACGGGGCCAATGCAGATCCAGAGATAACTATATGGAATGTTGATGGTGGTACTGCATCGCCATTAGCAAATGCTAATACATCTATAGCAGGGTTCCTACAAGCAGGACCAGGATCATACTTTGGCTAGTAATTATAGCAGTAGTTTAAAAAAGAGATAAATACCTATATGAAAGAAGAAAACGCAACAAACGAAAATAAGCCACAAGCAGAGCAAATAGATACCACAATTGGTTTTAATGTATCTGGGCACATTCTTATTAGAGATAAAGAATCTGGTGAGGAGATTGTAAACAAAAGAAATGCTATCCATTATGGAAATCTTGGATACCTGATTGCGAATTCAATAGGAAAAGGCACTGGCGGCGCAACAGAAACCAACGACTACATACATTTTATGGCATTCGGTAACGGTGCTTCTAGTGTTGATAGTACAGGTAGAGTACTATATAAAAGTACTAATACCAGCGAAACAAGAGAAACTGATGCAACATTGTATAGAAAAACTTATGCAAAAGTAGTCAGTGATACAGATGCTAATCCAGATGCTGAAAAACCAAATAATAAAATAGAAGTTATAGAAGGTGCTGGATTTACAGATTTAAAAGTTACTTGTACATTAGGTTTAGGTGAGCCTGCAGGCCAAGATAATTTTGATACTAGTGCAAATAACGAAGGCGACTTTATATTTGACGAACTAGGATTAATGACTTATTCAGAAGGCGATAGTGCCACCACAGCAAGTAGTAGTTCAGAACTATTAACTCATGTGGTATTTCACCCTGTACAAAAGAGTGCAAACAGAATAATTGAAGTAGTTTATACTTTAAGAATACAAATGACGTAATAGGAACATATGGCTTATACATTTTCAAATACACAAGGAACTGCAATAACTGTAAATGATAATCAGTTAGACCAGTCTACATATTCGTTAACATTATTAGGTAAAAATGTTACTAACTATGGCCAAATAATTGCACAAAATACAATTAGGCAATTAGAAAATTTTGCTGGTCCAGAATCGACGCAAACAGCAACAATCAAATTAACAGGGCAACTTTGGTACGATACAACAAAAGAACATTTAAACGTTTATAGAGGTAAAAACAGCGATAGAACTTATACTCAATTGGCGTATGTACCTAAATCAGAATCTGTACCACCAAGCAACAACATACAAGAAGGCGAACTTTATTACAACAATAATTCAGGTGAGAAAAATCTAAACTATTACGATGGCTCACAGTGGCAAAATGTCATGAGTGATGTGTATATTAAAGGTTTATTCAGTCATGTTGATAATGGCGGTGACGGAAGTTTAACATACAGTAATGGTGTTATTACATATACAGGACCAAGTCCTTCAGAAGTAAGAGCACATTTTAGTGGTGGTACTGGTGTAACTTATAACAGTAGCACAGGCGATATTGCAATAGGACAAGCAGTAGAAACAACATCTAACGTAACATTTAACAATGTTAATGCAAGTGGAGCCGTTGTTATTACTGGGGACTTAACTGTCAATGGTACAACCACAACAATTAATTCCACAACAGTCACAGTTGATGATGCTTTCTTTAGAGTAAATGCCGATGGCGCAGACGTTGATGCAGGTTTCGAAGCAAACATTGGCGGTGCCATTAAACAAATCACATACGATACATCAGCAAACGAATGGACATTTGGTTCAGAACCTGTTCATACAACTGGTGGATTCGAAGGCAATTTAACAGGAGATGTAACAGGTACAGTTAGCAGTATTGCTAATCACAGTACTACAAATTTATCAGAAGGTTCAAACTTATATTACACTGATGCAAGAGCAAGAGCGGCAATCAGTGAAGGCTCAACTCAATTAGCATATAATAGTAGCACCGGTGTATTAACATATACACAAGGCAATACTGATACAGTAGCAGAAGGTTCAAGTAACTTATACTACACAAATGCTAGAGCAGATGCTAGAGTACAAGCGGCAATAGATACAGATGTTAATTTTGGTAGTGCTTCAAATACTTTAGTACCATCACAGTTAGCAGTCAAAACTTATGTTGACGCACAGATTGATACAAAAGATCATCTTAGTGAACTAGGCGGTAATACAGATGATGTAACAGAAGGTTCATCAAATTTATATTACACAAATGCAAGAGCAAGAGCGGCTATTAGTGCCACAGCACCTTTATCATATGATAGCAGTACTGGTATATTAACACTTACCGAAGTAGGTGACATATCAAGTGTCGGTGCTGGTAACGGTTTAACAGGCGGCGGCTCATCAGGAGGAGTTACACTTAATGTTGGTGCAGGTTCATATATCACAGTAAATGCAGATGACATAGCCGTAGATGCCACAACAACCGCAACAGCAAGTAAAGTTGTAGCAAGAGATGGCAGTGGTGATGTGTATGCTAACCTTTTCCAAGGTACAGCAACATCGGCCCGTTATGCGGATTTGGCAGAAAAATATCTTGCAGACGCAGAATATGAAGAAGGAACAGTTTTAGTATTTGGCGGCGATGCTGAAGTAACAACTTCAGATATACAAGCAAGTCCGTCAATAGCAGGAGTAGTATCACACAATCCTGCATATTTAATGAATTCAGAATTACAAGGCGACCATGTAACAGCGGTTGCACTTAAAGGTAGAGTACCAGTAAAAGTAGTAGGAGCAGTTTCAAAAGGTGATGTGCTAGTACATAGTGCTACATCAGGCCATGCCGAAGCGGCAGTTGATAATATGAACGTAAACGGACCTAGTTGTATAGGTATAGCAATTACGGAAAAATTAGATGAAGGTGCTGGAACAGTGGAGGCTTTAGTTAAATAATGGCATATACAATTACATCAAGTACAGGTTCCAGTTATACTGTTGAAGACGGTACAATTAACAATAATTTTAGTCTTAAGTTAGTAGGTAAAAATGTTACTAACTATGGACAAGTATTTGCAGAAAACAGTTTAAGGCATTTAGAAAATTTTGCAAGTCCTTTAGCACCTACACCAAATACAACATTAGTAGGCCAAGTTTGGTACGATACCAATGAAAAAGTTTTAAAAGTTTATAAAGATAACTCAGCAACATGGGTGAGAACATCGCCAGTTATTTCATCTACTGCACCTTCAGACGGTGCAAGTGCTGGAGCAATGTACTTTGATACAACAGACGATAAATTAAAAATACACAATGGCGTTACTTATGTTGATAGTAGTTATGCTGGTCAAGTATCAAATGAATACACTAATGTAAATAATTTAAATACACCAAGTGCATATGGTACAAAATTAAGAAACATATTTTTAACAGATAACGGTGATATTCCCAGAGCCGTTAGTGCATTAGTTTACGTCAATGACGGTGAATCCAGTGACACAAGACCAGGTGGTGAAACCATTATGGCTATATTTAGTGATCACACAACATTCACAGTTAAGGATGCCGCAGGTTCATCACATGGTGATACTTTTAATTGGTATGATCAATTAGCAGAATCCGACGGTATTGGTATTGAAATCAGTCCTGGTATGAATTTAAGGCAGGAATATGCTAACACATCTATAGCATTAGCAGATAGAGCCTATAGAGCAGACGGTATTACAGGGAATTTAGTTATAGGTGCTAGTAATGTTGGCATTACATCTATTGTTACATCATCAAGTGATATTATTCCTGATTCAGGTGATACATTTGACTTAGGAAGTAGTACAAATAGATGGCAAAATGTTTATGTAAATGGTATACTTTCATTAGGTCAAACAGGCGGTACAGCAGAAGTTAGATCAACTGCCGCTAATGTTACAACAAAAATTGGTACAACAGCATTTCCTATAACAACATCAAACATTAGCGATGCAACAGTTAATACAATCAGAGTCACAAATTATCAAGGTGGCTCAGGTAATATTAATATTGGTAATGTGATTGCCACTGGTTCGCTAACATCAGGTAGTTTATCAGTAACAGGCGCCGCGGCAATTACAGGTAATATTGATGGTACTATTTTTAAAGGTACTACTGCAATATTTACAGGTAATGGTTCATTTGGCAGTATAACAAATACAGGTGCAACAACACTCAACGGTTCAGTTACACTTGGTGATAATAACAGTGACGATGTTACAATAAATGGTCAAATAAAATCACATTTAATACCAGATGCAACCACAACATATAACTTAGGTTCTAGTACAAAGTATTGGAACAATTTATACATTGACACTATTAATGCTTCAGGTAATATGACCTTTGCTGGTCTACTTAATCTTACAAGTACAGCAAGTCCAAGCAGTAATTCAGATGTAAGTGCTCCATTATATCTTGATGGTGGTGCAGTTATTGAGAAAAAATTATATGTAGGCGAAACTATTGATGGTAGAGATGCAGAACTATTTAAATTAAAATTAAAAGATCTTGCTAACCCAACAAGTGCATCAGATACAAGTGCATCATTTTACACAGACGGTGGTGCAGTAATTGAAAAGAGACTATTTGTAGGCGAAAATATTACAACTAGTGCAAATGTCATAGGTAACTATTTCGAAGGTACAGCAACATCGGCTCAATATGCTGACTTGGCAGAGATATATTCATCTGATGCAGACTACGAGCCAGGCACAGTTGTTAAGTTAGGCGGTAGTGCAGAAGTTACACAAACAACTTCGTTTAATGACCCAGAAGTATTTGGTGTTGTTAGTACAAACCCAGCATACTTAATGAACAGTGAAGCAGAAGGTGTTGCAGTTGCACTAACAGGAAGAGTGCCAGTTAAAGTCGAAGGTCGTATCAAGAAAGGCGAAAGACTTGTAAGTGGCAGTAAGCCAGGCTTTGCAAAGGCATTAATGAAAAACGAATATGACATGCGATGCATAATTGGTAGAGCATTAGAAGACAAAGAAACTTTTGATGATGCTGTCGTTGAAGTTGTTATTGGCGTCAAATAATTATAAAATTCCCCCTCACTTAAGATAACTAATAGTATGAAAGGAGACTATTGGCTATTCTTTGACCAAGCATTAAGTTCAGATTGGTGTGATTATATCATTGATTACGCCACAGAGAATTATGAACCACGTGATGCTGTTATAGGGTTTGAAAATGCAAAGCAAGAAGACTCGTATCGTAAAAGCGAAGTACGTTGGCTTAATCCTAAAACAGAAGAAGCAATAGTAAAAGAGATATGGCACTATGCTAATCAAGTTAATCGAGACTCATTTGATTTAGATTTACGTTATGTAAACGATATTCAATTCACAAAGTACATAGGTGACCCAGACAATCCAGGCAAGTATGATTGGCATCATGATGTTGACTGGGCAGAAAGTAGAGCATTCCATAGAAAGTTAAGTTTGGTTTTTCAATTGAGCGACCCTAGTGATTATGAAGGCGGAAGATTTGAATTTGATAACACATTACCGCAATTACCAGATGAAGCATTTAATAAAGGATCAGTAATTGTATTTCCTAGTTTCCACAGGCACAGAGTAACACCAGTAACAAGTGGAATAAGACACAGTTTAGTAACGTGGGTGGAAGGTCCACATTGGCGATGAAACATTATTATATAAATTTAGAAAGAAGACCAGAACGAAATCAAAACATGATTGACTTGTTTGCTAAACTTGAAATCACTGATTATGAAAGAATTGAAGCAGTTGACGGGAACTTAGTTGATTACAGTAAAGTACTTAGCAATGGCATGCAAGTATGTAAAAATTGGTTAGACCCATTAGAAGATAGACCGCTTACTACAGGTGAAGTTGGTTGTATTCTCAGTCATATCATAGCATGGTCTAAAATAGTTAAAAGCGGAAACCCAGGTATTGTTTTAGAAGATGATTTATTTCACAGCAGTGACAAATATAATTTAACACAAATAGAAGAAAGACTAGATGAATTTGATTTAGTGTATTTGTCAAAGTGGAATATGGATATGGAAATGGTAGGCTTTGATGATTTATTTGAAATACCAGGATATTGCTATTGGACAGCCGGATATGCCTTAAGTGTAAAAGGTGCCCAGATGTTACTAAACAATGTAGGCTTAAATAATTTAATACCAGCAGATGAATATTTGCCAATGATGTTAGGCACAAGTCCTTTACTAGATCAGTATCCACAATTTAAAGAATTACCCAAACTAAAAGGACTAGCATATAAGAACAATGTTTTTAGTCCATATAAAAGAGAAACAGAAATTGGCAGGACTGACACAGAAACTGCAACAACATTTAAAGAATGGAAAGATTTTAAATTACTCACAGTTGCAACAGAAAGTCTAAAAGCAGAAAACTTAATTAAAAGTTGCGAAATACATGGATTAGATTTAGAAATGTTAGGGGTTGGCGAACCATGGGAAGGCGGCGTAATGGCAGATGGACCTGGAGGCGGACACAAGGTTCATTATCTTAGAAGTAGATTGCGTAATGTCGACGATCACGATATAGTAATGTTTGTAGACGGTTACGATGTAGTCATAAATGATAATCAAAATGAACTTATTAAACGATTTAAACAGTTTGGTGCAGATGTAGTATTTGCCGCAGAACCAATGATATGGCCTGATGACAGTATAGCAGATCAATTTCCAGAAGTACATACAAGAAATAGGTATTTGAATAGTGGTGCATTTATTGGAAGAGCAGTTGTAATTAAAGAAATGCTAAAAAATGACATCAAGAAAAGAGATGATGACCAATTATATTACCAAAAATTGTTTTTAAGTGGCAAGTACAATATTAGATTAGATGTAGAAAATTATCTATTCCAATGTGTAAGCGGTACAGCAAATAGTTTAAGTGTTTCGGACAACACTCAAGTTTATAATTCTGAAACAGGTTGCTACAGTTGTGTGTTACACGGCAACGGCGGTGATGAAGACAAAGCGGCATACACAAAATTAGTCAATCAAATGTTTAATCAAGGTTCTGTAATTCCGATAAACATTGCTAGATACAATAAAATATGGACAGTTGCAGATGACATTGTAGCATTTGAGTACATGACACCTCAGATGTGCGATGATTTGATAGGAGCATGTGATAACAAAGGTGGGTGGGAACCTAGACCAGACGACGCCTATCCGGCACAAGAAATTAGAATTAAAACATTATGTCCAAGTTTATATAAACATTTAGAAAATCATTTAACTAAAAACATATGGCCGCAACTAGAAGCATACTGGCCACCTATGAGCATGTATGGTATAAGAGACTTCTTTGCTATGCGATACAGTTTAGATACACAAACAGAATTAGCATTACATAATGATGCTAGTATGGTCAGCGGAAGTGTTAAATTAAATGATAACTATCAAGGTGCTGAATTAACTTTTCCTAGACAGCATTTTACAAATAGGCACATTACAAGAGGTATTATGCTGATGTGGCCTGGGCAAGTTACACATCCTCACGTGTGCGAACCGCTAGAAGAAGGCGTTAAATACAGTCTTACTTTGTGGACAAAAAGGTTTACTCAGGACACCTAATCTTATTATTTTGATAAATACATTTGTACAATTTGTTATCACAAGATAACAACTAAATCGATTTAGGAGAAAATAATGGCATTATCAACCATGACGAATAGGTCAGCAGGTTCTACAATAACCGCCGCTGATTGGGACGTTGCAAGGAATAATATTTTATTAATAACTGGTACTCCAGGAGGCTCAAACGAAGGTTGGGGTCAAAGTTGGAGTGTTTATAATCCAGCCGCCGGTGCAACAATTACCGACACAAACACTAATGACATAATTAATGCCGCTCAGGATATTGCAGTTTATACAGGTGCAAGTAACAATGTTTCAGATGTAAGTAACGCCGCACTAATACAAGACACTGACTTAAATAACATACAGTCTACTATTACAAATGGCTATAATGCAAGATTAACTGCTGATGCGTCATATCTAGCAGTAGAGGCAAAAGATACTAGTACTAGAACAGCCGCATGGAGTACTACAGTTACTCATGATCTTACTGTAACATTTTCAAGTTCCGCAGTTAGAAATGCATTTTTCAATGCAGGTGGAAGTTTATACTTTACAGCAAGTAGAAGTGGTGGTTCAACTAATGATCAGAACACAGACTGGACTAACATGTTAAGTGCTATGGGTACAGTTAAAATGAATTATACTCAAACTACTGCAAGTTCAGGAACAACTACAAGTATTGGCAATAATGATTTAACAACTACTTACCAAACTATATATACTAAAGCAGGTTCAGGTTCATACTCAACTAACTATTATTCAATTCAAGCAAGAGCAGATAGTTCGACTGTATTGAGATTTTTAATCACATTTGGTGACTCGCATACAGGTAGAGGATACTTTGATAGTGTTGATGGAACTTTAACAAGTGTTGCTGGGCAATATAGACCGAATAGTGGCACATTGCCAAACGGTTATTCAGTTACAGTTGCTACACCGACTTATACTACAAACTCAGATTTATAATAATAAATAGTTTGTAAATAAACACAACACAGGACTTGTATGAGTGAGCGACTTACCAAAGCATTAGAATTCGCCAATTATCGGCAAACATTAAATAATCAGATAGCCTCGTTGAGATCCAAAACTCAAACGAGGCTTATCCTTTCTACAAACGGTGGTACATTTACTGTATCACAAGAACTAATTACATTTGTAAATACACTAATAGAAAAAGAATATAACGATAGTGTTCTCATAGACAACTACGAAAATCCTATCCATATAGAAGATCTATCAGTATTCTTAGATGAATTACTAAGTAGATACTTTGAAGTTACAAATGATTATCATGCAGAATATGTCAAGTTAAGAAAGGCTCGCAAAGTCCATAAACTAATAGACATAGATCTCGATGACGACTAAAGGATTTTTATTATACGCTCATAACAATGAAGAGATTGAGTATTTAAAACTTGCCTGTGTAACAGCAAGTATGATTAGATACAATCTTGGAGAGCATAGCATTACAGTAGTTACTGATCAAAACTCTTATGACTACACATCTAAAAACATCAAAGTAGAAGATTATATAGACAATATAATTATTGCTGAAAAAGATTTAGACTTCAAAGCAAAAAATCATCGCAACTATAGAGACACTAATCATAGTGTAAAAGTATTGCCTTTCTATAATGCTAACAGATGCGATGCTTATGATATATCACCTTATGACGAAACAATAGTAATGGATGTAGATTACTTAGTACTCAGCGATAGTTTAAATGCTTGTTGGGGACACAAAAACGATATTATGTTACACAGAGATGTGCAAGATATACAATTTGGTAGATCAGAATCATACAAAAGAATAAGCGACTTTAGTATTTCTATGTATTGGGCCACAGTAGTATATTTTAAAAAGACACCATATGTAGAAAGTTTTTTTAATGTAGTTAAAGATGTGAAACAAAATTGGAACTACTACAAAGACTTATATGAAATACCAGGTATGCTTTATAGAAACGATTACAGTTTTAGTGTTGCCGCTCATGTAATGAATGGATTTAAAAGCGAAGCACAAGAGCAATTACCAATAGAAAAAATGTATAAAACATTTGATTGGGACGACATACATGAAGTAAATGCTGTTAACGATATTACAATGTTTTTAGAAAAACCAAAAGCAAATGCAGACTTTCAATTAAGTAGATGGAAAGATGTAGACTTGCACATAATGAATAAATGGGCATTACAACGAAATGCTGATAAACTACTGGAGATGTATAGTGCCTAACTATTTTATTTCTGCAGGTTGTAGTTTTAGTGATACAATAAATTCTGACTTTTTGATGTGGAATAATTTTGTTGCAGACTATTTAGATGCAGAATTAATATCCAAAGGTGTAGGCGGTACTGGTAATCAATTTATAGCACATAGTTTTATGAACGCAATGAAACAAAAATTAGATGATGGAATTGATGCAAAAGATTTATTTGGGATTGTACAATGGAGTATGATTCATAGATATGCTTTTCCTTCTGGCAATGAGCAATTAAATGATAATCCAAATATCTTTTACGGAGATAGAGTTATATATCCAAGAACGTTTACAGATTATGATTCCGTTGCCAAAGAGGATAACGGCTGGGTAAGTATTGCACCATGGCAAACCAATCAAGATACTGCAACACAAACACCAGACCTGCATAATCTATCTACACAATATTATACACATATACAGAATTATTACACAGATATTTTAAATACATTATCTATGTACAGTTTAGTAAAATCTTTTTGTGATAGACACAATATCAAAGTTATGTTTATTTGGATGGACGAAAAAGATAGACAAAAAGTTTTAAAGCCAGAGCATACTTGGATTTATGATCACTTGACATCTCATATTGAAAACAGTATAGACTTACCTGGCATAAGGCAAGAAGTAATCAAATACGAAGAGCAAGTAAAAGACGTATGGAGTACTGATGATTATCAAGGCCACCCAAACGAAATAGGTCATAAAATGTATTTTGAAGAACATATTAAGCCGGAGTTAGCAGATGTCTAAGGGGTATATTGTTATTGCACAAAATTCTGAAGATACTAACTATCTAAAAATGGCTTATGCTCTAGCATTAAGTTTAAAAATTACGCAATCAAAAGTAAGTAACTTGGCAGTATGTGTTGAAGACAAAAGTACAGTACCTGAAAAATACAAAAAAGTATTTGACAAAGTAATAGAAATACCATGGAAGGACGATGCAGTAGATTCAGATTGGAAAATAGATAACAAATGGAAATACTATTATATGACGCCATATGATGAAACAGTTATACTAGATGCTGATATGATATTTCCAACAGACGTAAGTCATTGGTGGGACACCTTATCGCAGAAAGACGTATGGGCAACAACAAATATTAAAACGTATAGGGGCGAACCAGCAGATCCTAGCAGTAAATATTACAGAGAATATTTTATTAAAAATAATATGCCAAACATTTATACTGCATTCTTTTATTTTAAAAAATCAGATACAGCAAGTGAACTGTTTAAAATGATACAGTTGATATTTGAAAATTGGCAACGTTTTTATTTTAAATATATGCCAAACGGTAAACCAAATAAACTTAGTGCAGACGTTGTATATGCATTAGCAATACAGTTGTTAGGATTAGAAAGCGAAACAACTGTAGACGATTTAACAGAAATACCTACATTCACACATATGAAAAGTTTTATACAAGATGTGCCAGGTGGTTCATTATTAGATGAACGATGGACACTAAGTATACCAACATACTTTAGTAGTGTGTCAAACTTTAAGGTAGGAAATTTTCAACAGTATTATCCTTTTCATTATGTTGACAAGGAATGGCTGAGTAACGATATTATAGAGACATTAGAAAATGAAGTTAGCGGACTTAGAAAAGGCTAGAAAGGCACAAAGGCAAAGTAATCGTCATGTGTATTTTGATGACATTGGTAATATAGTTTACTACGGTAGAGCAGAATCAGATGACTATGCAGAATATCATCATGCAACATTTACATACGAGCAATGTTTAATTTTTGAAGATCCTAAAAATCAAAAAACTACTAACGACTTTTTGGTTTTGACTAATCCTAACGAAGAAGGAGTATACTCATTTGTAACTAAAGTTATAGAATTAGAAAAATTTAAGTCTGCAACTAAAATGTTATCACAAATACGTCCATCAAATAAAGCAGAATACGATATTAAAATATTCACAGAAAAAAATAAATTATCTATTAATATCAGTGACAAGTTAAAATCAAATGTAGTAAAAAATGTTAATGTAGACAATTTCTCTTTTAAAGGAGAAGAAAGAATGGCAATCTATATTACAAGTTTAAATGACCCCCATTTTCTATATGATAGTATAGAATTATCATTAAAAGATTTATTTAAAGCAGACAAGTTAGAGTTTACACTTAATGTTGACTCAACAAACAAAAGCATCTACACTAGAAAACTATTTGACAAGTATATCAGAGTCACATAGTACCTACACAAAATCAAGATAAATATGTGTATATTATTAGGACACACATATGGCAAAAATAGACGTCACAGAATTAGACATATTTTATATTTCATACGATGAACCCAACTGCGAAGAAAACTGGGCAGACTTACTAAACAAAGTTCCATGGGCAAAACGTGTACATGGAGTCAAAGGATTTGATGCCGCTCATAAGGCATGTGCAGAACAAAGCGAAACAGATCGCTTTATCACCGTTGATGGTGACAATATTGTAATGGATGAATTTTTTAATCAAGAATTAGAGTTCCCAGAAAAAGATCATGACGGCAATGATATATCAGAAAGTATATTCAGTTGGAATGCTAAGAACTTATTGAATGGTTTAGTATATGGCAACGGTGGACTTAAATGCTGGCCTAAAGAATACACACTAGGTATCAACACACATGAAGCCGCAACAGACGGTGAGGGTATGGAATTTTGTTGGAAACTTAATTACATACAAATGAATGATATCTTTTCAGAAGTACATCAAACTGCTAGTCCTTTCCAAGCCTTTAGAGCAGGATTCCGTGAAGGTGTTAAACTAAGTTTAGATCAAGGCACACGAGTAGCACCTCATATATTTCAAGATAAAATATGGTATGGTAACTTTAACAGATTAAATGTTTGGTGTAATATAGGAACAGATGTAGAAAATGGTTGGTGGGCAATATACGGAGCAAGACTAGGTTGTCAGAAGACAGTATTAAGTGATTGGGACACTAATCAAATATCAGATTATGATTGGTTTAAAGGCTTTTTCGAAGAAACAAAAAACAATATAGAAAGTGATGAACATCTAAAACAACTTGTTAATGAGTTAGGCGAAGAAATTAATGAAGAAGTGCAAGGCATGATGCTGTTTGAACCTAACGACCAGATGAGTAAATTCTTTAAAGCAACGTTTGTAAACCCTAAAAGATGGGGTGCAATGATTACCGAAAGACAAATACAAGACCTATTAGAAAAAGGATTAATAGGCAATACTTAATGAGCAATTATGATCAGGCCGCAGATAAGGCAAAGGAACAATTAGATGCCATAAGCGAAACAATGTGTTACGCAAAGTGGACACAGGTTTCTATGCACCTTACTAACGGCATGACTCACAGTTGCTATCATCCACCAACACACAAAATAGATTTAAAAGAGTTAGAAACTAATCCTTCGGCATTACATAATACAAAAGAAAAGAAAGAACAACGAAGAATGATGTTAGCAGGTGAGCGACCAGAAGGGTGTAGTTACTGTTGGCGTATAGAAGATGTAGGTGGAAGAAGTGATAGAGTATATCGAAGTGGAGAGTACTGGGCACAAAATGCCAGAGAAGAAATAGCAGAAGCAGGTGCTGACGGAAACATCAATCCACGTTATGTAGAAGTAAACTTTAATCAAGCATGTAATTTAAAATGTAGTTACTGTTCACCTCATTTATCAAATAGTTGGGAAAAAGAAATAAAAGAACATGGACCTTATCAAATTGTAGATGGGGAACATAATAATATAGAAAGTTTAGACAGAGGTGGATTGATGCCACCTAAACTGTCACAAGCAGACAATCCATACGTTACTGCATTTTGGAAATGGTGGCCTGAGTTATATAAAAACTTAGAAGTTTTTCGTATGACAGGGGGCGAACCATTAATGGATAGTAATACATTTAAAGTATTAGACTATGTATATACTAATCCAAATGCTTGGCTTGAAATGAGTGTAACATCGAATATGTGTCCACCTAAGCCGGTGTTAATGGACAAGTTCATCGAATCGCTACAGAAATTAGAAGAGATACAAATATGGGAGGACCCGGAAAAGTTTAATCCAAACTCAGGGAATAACTGGTATGTAGCACCAGCATGTAAGAACTTCGCAGTATTTGTAAGTGTCGATGGATTTGGTCCACAAGCAGAATATATGCGTAACGGTATGGACTTTAAAATGCTACAAGACAACGTACAGCGAATATTAAGTGAAACAGATAATACAACTATTACTTTTATTAATACATTCAATTCGCTTAGTATGACAAGTCTAAAAGATTATTTACAATGGATTTTAGAACTTAGAGATCAATATGCCAAAGATGTACAAGGAACAAAATATATTCCTGTACCAGACAACGGCGGACATAAACATTGTGATTATGAAATAAGACCTAAGCAGAGAATATGGTTTGATATACCGTTATTAAGAGCACCATTATGGCAATGCATACAAGTAATGCCACAGCATTATGAAGACTATTTAGAAGAATGTATTGCTTTTATGGAGTTAAATCAAGCAGATGAAGTAAATATAGACTATAGAGGTTTTAAAGATTTTGAAATAGACAAAGTAAGACGTAATTTGGCCTGGATGAAAGAAGGCCGTAAAATGTCACAAGAAGAACTAACAAAAGCAAGAGCAAATTTTTACAAATTCTTTACGCAACACGACACTAGAAGAAACACAGATTTCTTAGCAACATTTTCTGAAATGGAAGACTGGTGGAATATTTGTAAAGAAGCAGACGCATTGCTATAAAGGAGAAAAGATGAGTAAAGGTAGACAACCGAATGAATCATTTGATGACTATAGAAGAAGAGTAATTGACCCGATATCAGATTCGTTTTGTGGTGCTAAATGGTACAATGCAACTATTTGGCTAGGACACGGAGGCACAGCAAGTTGTCACCATCCTCCTGCACATAACATTGATAAAGAAGAAATAAAAACTAATCCAAGTGCTATTCATAATACCAGGCACAAAAAGAAAATGCGTCAAATGATGTTAGAAGGCACAAGACCTAAAGAATGTGAGTATTGCTGGAAGATTGAAGATATGGAAAAAGATGCTGACGGCAGTAGACCTGTCAGTGATAGAACTTTTAAAACACATATCTATAGTGATGCAGAATTGCAACGAATTGCAAACATGGACCCAGCAGACGATGTAAACTTAAAAACTTTAGAAATCGCATTTGATAGAACATGTCAGTTTGCATGTAGTTATTGCAATCCAGCATTTAGTACAACATGGGTAAAAGACATTAGAACAAATGGCGGTTACTCTAATATCAGAAGTGATGCTAGAGGACACTTTATTGATGATGCTCCGTATGCCGACCCTTTTGAAAAAGGAGATGAAAATCCATATGTGAAAGCATTTTGGGACTGGTGGCCTGAACTAAGTTTAGAATTAGACGAATTAAGAATTACAGGCGGCGAGCCTACAATGAGTGCTAGTGTTTGGGGACTATTTGATTGGTTCAAAGAAAATGCAGAAAGCCATCCTAATGCAAAGAAAATGCGTTATGCAATTAACAGTAACTTAGGTGCAAAGGATACACTAATAACAAAACTTGCAGAAGCAACTCAACATGTTGAAAGATTCCATTTATATACAAGTGGAGAGGCGTTTGGTGCTCAAGGAGAATACATTAGAGACGGTTTAGAATTTAATCAATTCAGACAAAATTGTGTTAAACTTTTAAGAGATGGTAAGATAGAAGGCTTCCATATGATGATGACTATAAATGCTTTATGTTTAGACAGCATGGTAGAATTTTTAGATTGGATGCTAGAACTCAAAAGAGAGTTTGGACATAACAAACCTAGTTTCAGTGTAAACATATTACGTTTTCCTAGTTTCCAAAGTGCATTAACATTACCAGATCATTTAAGAACCAAGTACCACGATCAATTATTAGCATGGCATAGAAAAGTGCAAGAAAAACAAGAATTAGATGGTACAGGCAGAGCATTAGTTCAAGACTGGGAAGCAGATCAATTAAGCAGACTAATAGAATATTTAGACGTTGTTAAAACACCACACAGAAATACTGCTGATAGAGATAAACTAGAGCATGACTTTAGAGTATTTTATGAACAGTATGATCAAAGAAGAGGCAAAGACTTTAGAAAAACATTTCCTAATTTAGTAGAATGGTATGATAGTTTAGAAGTAATACCACTAGATGTAGAAGAGGAAGACATACAAAAGCCTAAAGGTGATCGTGCTGTAGAAATATACGCACACAGAGAAGTTGACGAAGACGGTGTAGTACAAGTAATAGAAGTACGTGATAGAAAAGATAGACGCAAAACAGGAGAAAGTCAAGACGATTACGATGATGACAAGTATGCTGATGAACCTGACTTTAAAAAGAAAGCAGGTAGTAGTATAGGTTGGGACACAGACAATGACGGACTTGGCGGACAATAGAACTGTAGATTACCAACTTGATAAAAAATCAATAGGTAACGAAGTTTTAATAGATGGTAAAATCATTCCTAGTGATTTGCGTGAAATTTATCAAGACATTGTAGCCAGACGTTTTGAAATATATCCACATGCAGATACCACAAGTGAATTAGATTATAACTATCCAAGTTTTGACTGGGCAAGTTATCATGAATATACTTGTATAGAGGTATTCCCTCAATTAAAATTTTTATTTCCGTACATAAAAGAATGTTTGGAAATGGTAGGTGATACTGACTATGAAAAGTATTATTTTAAAAGTTGGATTAATGTTTGGCCCAAAGGTCAGCAGATTATTGCACATAAACATTATGGTGTTTGGCACGGATACTATGTAATCAAAGATACAGGCACTACTACATATTATCAACCTGACAAGGACATTAATGAAGTAGTAGGGTTAGATAATTTTGACGGTCATTTTACATTTATGCCGGCACATTTATTACACTGGGCAACACCTAACCCACAAGATGCTATGCGTATAAGTACAGGATATAATATCAGTACATACGAACAAGTGCTAGAAGAATCAAAAGATAACTGCAACGAACGTGGTGGTAAAGTTGAAAATATAGTTGTACCATTAAAAGATTTATTATGATAGATATACCAGCAAAAGGAGAAATTTTAGTTACTGAAGTACCTGCATTTACACTTATGCAATTATATAAATTATATCATAAATTTCAATTAGTCACAGAACTTTCTCATGATGATCAACCAGCAATAGATCTTATAAGCGATAATGGCCAAATAAAAAAAACAGAAGAATACAAGCATGTCTTAGATTGGGTAGGAAGAGACATAATAGAATTTAGAATAGAAAGAATGTATCCTATAGGAGAAATGGGAAATGCTTATTTGTGGAACTCAAGAATACCAGATGTTGAATTTGACAAAAATAAACACAAAGAACTTTTGTCAGGTGGTTGGCCGTCATTATTTTGGCATGCCGATACTTACCAACCAGATAATAGAATCAAAATGATAATTTATTTAAATGATGTAAACGAAAGTAACGGTGCTGTATGTATGGAAGAAGATTTAACATACATTAACGATGACTCATATAGTGAAATAAAAAATAAATATTCCTGTGTAAGCGATATACCTGGTAAGTTTTATAATGGCACTTCTGGTACTGCTGTAATATTTAGAGCAAGACAATTACACAGAATTAACTTTCCAACAGAAAAACATAGAGACACAATACATATAGGATTTGAATATGAGTAAGATAAAACCAATTTGGGAACATGGTTCCGTACATCCAGACTCTCCTAATAAAGTTTTCTGTACTGCTCCATGGACACATACTTATATTAGTCCACAAAGCGAAAGGCGTATGTGTTGTGCTAGTAGAGAAGAGCACCAATTTCAAAAGCAGTACATAGATGCAAGTAATGATGAAAAGTATGGAGAAGTAAAAGAGTCAGGTACTATTGCTGACTATAAGCCTGTAAGTTTAAAAGAACATTGGAACTCGCCTTACATGATGGACATAAGAAAGAAACTTATGGCAGGCGAAAAGATACCACAATGTGATGTGTGCAATGACAGTTTATTAAGTAACAGTACATATCGTCAATGGTTTACAGGATTTTTATTTAACGACAAAATAGATCAATGTTTTGAGGAGACAGACGAAAATGGATATACTACAATGGAACCTATCTCTTTTGATTATAGGTATAGTAATTTATGCAATTTTAAATGCCGTATGTGTGGCGAACAACTCAGTTCAACGTGGGAAACAGAAAAAAGAAAACACGACCTTTGGACTCCTGAACAACAACCATTCATGGTCCCCGAGAATAAGAAGATTATCGAAAAGTTCCAAAAGGAAGTAGTTGAAGAAGAGTTTTGGGAATATATCAAATCAGGCACGGTTGAAGAATTATACTGGGTAGGTGGCGAACCACTTATGTATGATATACATTGGAAGTCAATGGATAGACTGCAATCAGATAATAATTTACATAAAGTTCATTTAAGATATAACAGTAACCTTAGTAGAGTAAGATATAAGGACTACTACTTATATGATTGGTTACCACAAGCAAAAGATTGGACAATGTGTGCAAGTATAGACGGCACAGGACCTATAGGCGAGTTTATTAGGACAGGACTTAATTGGGAAGAGTGGGATAGAAACTTCAGAGAGGGTGTTGCACTACCCGGTGGCCATGACAAAATGATAATGGACTTAACAATAACCGGACCAGGCCTATTTGATATTAAAAACTTTTTAGATTATGCACTAGAACTAGATGTTAAAATAGAAACAAAACGAATGTTTGCCTTCCATGCCGATATAGTATTATCACCCATGGCATGGCCTAGGCACATACTTGACGAAATAGTAAATGACTTATTGGATTACTGTAGACCTAGAGTAACTGAAAAGCAACAAACACTTATACGTGAACTAGAAGGATTACTAGAGTCACCTACATTTCAAGAGCAATGGCCTGACACAGCAAACGATCAATTCTTTAATGGTCGTAAGTATCAGCAAATTATTCAATCAATTAGAAAGGACGGGCAAGATGGTCGTTTAACAATAAATGATATTTACAGTGAACATCCTGAACTTTGGAGTTGGTGGAATAGGCCGGACCCTAAACACAATCAACGATAATTAGTAAACGTAAGTAATCCAGTATATTCCGTAACAAAACAGTATTCCTACAATTACAGGAATCCAAAAAGCAATATTAATTACTAAATTTATTAATCCACTAATTAGACCTATAACACCTTCTAAACCGCCATAGTATAGAAATGTGCCTATAAGTAAAAAAATGAAAAATTCAAACATTAATAAAATCTCCTACAATTTTTATTACTCTTATATTATAGTAAATTTTAAGGCGTTTGTCAACCTATTTGTAACCTATTTGCATGTAGCGAGTATATGCAGGAGTAATTAACTCTCCTACATATCTTGTCTCTGATAGTGGATATTTAAGTTGCATTTCTTCAACACTTTCGCAAGTGTTTATATGCCCCTCAAACTCTTCTGAATTATTTGTTTGCATTATTATAAGTTGATCGCTGTCAACACTATCATACCAAAGTGTACTCATGTGTTCGCAACTGGTATTTATAATCCAATCAGGTTTTACATTGATTAGTTCGCCGCCTGTTTGAAATTCCATTTCACTACAGTCTAATAAATCTACATCGTGTACCACACCTTTGTATTTCCAACTGTCTTGAACAAATTGTCTATTAAGTTTTTCAGACTTTTCTATTGCTTCAGCATCTGTGTCAATGCCATAAATGCGTTCTATAGAAATACTTTTATGTAATGGTTCTACAAGAGCGCCAATCCAACTACCTAAAATTGCTACAGTTCGATTTGGTATTTTAGGGTAAGTGTGGTGTAATTCTTTTAGTAACCAACTTTTACTTGCTAATTGTCCTTTACTAAATGCGTGGTTAGGGTAATAAGTATTATGCTGAACAATATGTTCAAAGTAACTAGGTGTTGGTTGCCAAAATCCATTGTCAATGTATTCAGTTACTTCTTTCCAACTATTTAATTTGATTGTTTCCATTGTTCTTCTAACCAGTCGTAATCGTTAATTTTATTTAATTCACTTGGATTATTATTATTTGTTAAAGCGAATTCTTTTCCTTGTTCTGCACCTTTTATTGCATCTTCTACAAAGTCCGCATCTACTTGTGGGTTTAACCAACTGTTTAATCTGGTCTCGCTATCTGGATCATTACTAAGTGTTAATTTAACACATTCTCTAAAGGCACTACGCCAGGTACTAAAGGCGTCTGTGTTAAATCTAGTGATACAACTTATTTCTGGCATTGCTTTAAATCGTTTGCTAAGGCCGGTAGTAAAGTCTAACCCCCAACTAGTAGCATCTAATATTTGCTGTCTGTTGAACAATTTAACACCACCGTATCCGTATTCTTCGCCTGTTACAGGGTTTTTACTTGCCCATACATGAACTACTTCTTCGTCATATACATCAGGTATATAACTAAAGTCAAAGTCTTCTGATATGTCAGCATCAGCATCTACTACCCAGAACATATCGCTTTTAACCCTATTTGCCGCCTCTTTGTGTGCATTAAATATGCCTTTAATGTCTTTGACCCAGGTTGCATCAAACCTTGCTGTAAGACGCTCATATGCAGTCGTAGACCCCGCTTCTTTGTAGGATAGGAACACTATATCATATGGTTTAGACACACTTAGGGCGTCTTTAACGTACTGTAACTTGCCCCTTACTGTTTTACTATACTTGATATCATCACTGCTGTAAGACGTTTTAAATGCGTCTAAGAAGGGGTTTGGCCACAGTCTTACGCCACCATATGCATGTACTTTACCTGTTCTTGGGTTAAGTTTTTGCCATACATGTAGTTTATCTGCATTTTCAACAGCAGGTTTATACTTGGCATTCCAGTTATCATATGTATCTACATTAGGGTCAACTGTCCAAAAGTATGCGTTATTATCCTGTTCAGCAAAGTCAATTAATTGCTGTTTTAGTGGCGTGTCGTCAAATGTATATACATTCCATTCTGGCATTTCACTTGCTTGTTTAGGCATTAATTTTAAATCATCAAATGTATTGTTCACTATTTGTTTTTCAGTAAAGTCATTATTTAAGAAAAGTTCCGTAGGGCATAATCTAACATCTGTGTGATCGCCATTTTCGTTTTGCCACACATGAACGTTTTTTATATCCCACTGAGTTGGGTAGTAACTAAAGTCGAACGACTCACATATTTGTACACAATAGTCTACTACCCAAAACATTTTTGTTTCTGTGTTTTCAGCACATTTTTTATAAAACTCTGCTACGCCGTCTGCAACATCATCTGCTGTCATTGTGTAAACAGGATATTCTTTTTGTGTACTACAAATTTTTCTAATATATTTTGGTCTACCTTTTGTCTGTGGTATCTTAGGACATAAACTAACTCCGCCATAATCATATTGCTTACCTGTAATAGGATTTAGTTTTTGCCACACATGTTGTTTTCCTTCGTCCCAGACGTCAGGTACAAAATCAAAATCAAAATCGTCTACTACATCTACATCTGGGTCTATTACCCAGAACCAATTATTCCTGCATTTTTCTCGGCCTTCATCTTCGTTGCTAAACTTTTCAAAATCTAAATCTTTAAATGGTGCTATGTTGTGAATAACAACTTCGGCATCTTTCCACAATTTAGGCACCCAACGAATACCACCCATTTCCTCTGGATACTTATGTTTTAATTGATTACTTAAATGAAACGTATGAATCATGCTCTTTTGAAAATCTGGTGGAGTCCAATCTACTTCGTCATCAAATTGATATTCTTTGTCTATAATCCAGCAGTCCTGAGTTACAATATTATAATCTGATACGTCTTCTACATATAAAATAGGATATTGTTTATATCCTGTGGGTGAGTGATTAACATATTTTATACGGTCAACATCATATTTTATAGGTACAAGTTTTACTCCGCCACATCTATTATCGCTTACATTTGTTACTGCTTTAGGATATTTGTGTGTTAATTGATTTGGTATTTTAAAAATGTGTATAGTTTTTTGATCATATCTATGCGGAACATAATTAAATACATTGTCGACTTCATGCTCTTCGTCGATTAGCCAAAACATTTTAGTCCTACTTTTACGAGCATAAGTTTCATAGTCGCCTAAGTTATTTGTGTAAAATACATCGTAACGTATAGGGCAAATATCTTTTTGGTATTTATGTTTAGTCATATCAAAGTTTTTATGTATCAGTCTGATACCACCACATCTGTTATCCCATGGGTCTTCAAAGTCAGTAGGATATCTTTCTTCTAGGTGCTCTGGTATTTTAAAAACATGTATATATTCTTGTTCGTGTTCTGCAGGTACAAATAATAATTTACCGTTAAAATCAAATTCTCTGTCAACTATCCAAAACCAATCTGTTTTACTACGTTCGGCATATTCGTTATAAGTGTCAGCAGTAAATTCGTCATCGTCGATATAAAACACATCATACTGTTCGTCTTCAACAGGACATGCAGGATGAATTTTTGTTTCTGCTAATTTCCAATTTCGAGGTATTAGTCTAATACCACCCATTGCAAGTGGATATGTTTCTGTTAGTTGATATGGCATTCTAAAAGCATGTATCATATCATCGTCAAACGGACTTGGTACCCAGTCAAATGTTCTTAAATTAACTTTATGATTATTGTCAACTAGCCATACATAATCTTCTTTAAAAGTATTACGTTGGGAGTAGTCATCAATATCTTTAACAAATAAAACAGGGTATTCTATGCTGGCATCTAAGTAACTGTGGTATTTAATATCTGCATTTTTCCATTCACGCGGATATAGTTTTATGCCGCCTTCTTGTGCAGGATACTTATGCTCTAGTTGTCCCCTTAAATGAAAACTGTGTATGAAGTCTGGTTCAAAGTTTCCTGGTGCCCAGTTAATATCGTCATTAAGTTTATAGTCTGGATCAACACACCAAACATGTGATGAAAAACTGTTATTATCAAAATAGTCGTTTGGATCTGATTGATACAGAATATCAAAACTCTTCTTGCATACAATTTCGTTTATATATGAAGTATCTGTGTCTTTAAAATTAGTTGGATATAGTGATACTCCGCCATAGTTATTACTGTCCCACTTCCATTTGTGAATAAAGGTTTCAGTATATTCCGAAGGAACATATCTAAATACTTCATAGTCTGTTACTTCTATATTATTCTCTACTATGAAAAATAATTTTGTTTTAGATAAGTTTGATATCTTTTCTAAGTCAAATTGGTCTACTTTTTTTGCAAAAGGAAAATTGTCTTTGAGACTTTCGTTTTCACCTATGTAAAAAATATCATACATATTTTTGCTCTTCTAATTCGTCAACCACTCTTTGTACTACTGTGCTAATATGCTCTACCTTAGCATCAACTTCGTTATACCTACGCATTAACTCTTCTCCCCATACCGGGCATACTCCGATATGATCCGGCAAAGTACCACCACAGGTAGTACACTTACCTTGCAACTTTTTTTTAATCGTCCTTAGTGTGGACCGGGACGTTGTATTTTTCTTCGAAGTCTGCGGCATCTTTCTCGTCATTGACTATAGGCATACCTTTGATATTTAAACTAGTGTTCAGTATCATTGGGCAACCTGTCTCGTTATAAAATTGTGTCATAAGTTCATACAACTCAGGGTGTTCTGTTTCATTAACTGTTTGTACTCTACTTGTACCATCTGCATGAACGATTGCTGGAAACTCTTTTGGCTTTTTACATCTTGCTACAAATTGCATATATGGAGCATTACTAATATTCCCTGGCATTTCAAAATATTCATGTACATGTTCTTCTAATATTATTGGTGCAAAAGGTCTGAACTCTTGTCTACGTTTGATTTTGTTTACTTTGTCTTTTATTTTGTTGCCACGTGGATCAGCACATAATGTTCTGTTGCCTAATGCTCTAGGACCAAACTCTGCACGACCGTTAGCAATACCAAATATTTCACCTTTAAGTAAACTTGCCAATGATTTTTTAATAGGATAATCGCCTCTAATATTATTGCCTAAGTATGCACCAGTCCAATTAACTTTATTACCGGTTGTATTATGATAATGCAATGCGGCGGCTCCTAAACTACTTCCAGCATCGCCTGGGTTAGGCATTATGTGTACGTTTTCAAATAACTTAAATAGATTACCATTAGCAACACAATTTAAAGCACACCCGCCCATGAATACTAAATTCTTGCTGTTTGTTTTTATTAGGGCATGTCTGGCATATTCAAATATACGTTTTTCTGCTACAGCCTGAGCACTAGCGGCAATATCATAATCTAAACTATGATGTCCCCACTCGTCAATTAATGCACATTTGTCTCTGCCTAAATAATTAGCAGGTACGCCTTTTTGTAAATTTTTTGTCATCTCAATAACATTTGCTGGTTCATTGCAATCAGCATCTACAAAAAATTCTTGATGCATAGCAGTTTCATAAATAGGTTTACCGTATGCGGCCATACCCATTAAAACATATTCGTCTTCCATTGGTTTGAGACCAACATGTGCCGTCATGGCACTATAAAATAATCCTAGACTGCTAGGAAACTTTGTACTATGTATTTTATTAAGATTGCCTTTATTCCAATGCCATGTTGTAGCAGTATCAAATTCGCCAATAGCATCAATACAAATAACAGCACACTCATCAAACGTACTAGTTAGTACACCAGCGGCGGCATGTGTTTCGTGATGCCAATAAGTCTTAATTGGTATACCATGTAACTCTGGAAAAAAATCTTTAATCCATTTTTGCATTGTTGGTTCTAACAATGCTCTCCAGTTACCTGCGTAAAGATTTCTTAACTTTTTTGCCCATGGTTTTTCGTGTAACACAATTACATCAGGCTTGCCAAACTTTAAGCAGTCAGCAATCATTTTGTGATTTAAAAAGGGATCGTTTTTATATTTGCTATATCTTTCAGAATGTGAAGCATAAAGAATTTCGCCGTCTTCTATAACGGTGGCGGCGGCATCATGAAATAAAAAACTTAAACCGAGAATACGCATTTTATTATCTGTAAATAAAAGGATCTCTTTTTCTTAATTCTTCTAACTTCTTTTGTATAAGTTTTTCTTTCTCAGACAGTTTTGATTGTTCTGAAGTATCGTTACCGTTTTCGTCACGGTCTTCATTGCCGTCATGATTAAGTTCTGTGAGTTCTTTCTGTGTTTTCTTGTAGTCGTTCATAACAGTATTTATGCTATTTTAATATGTCATCTATTAATTTATCGTATATTCCAGCACAAGTTTTTGCATTAAAGAACAGTTGTCTATTGTGTTCTAACTTGTCTTTGATTGCTTCTATGTGTAATGTTGTATTAGCAATGTGCGTTACTTGTTTTTTAATAGCCTTAAATCTTTCACTATCAATTTCAATGTCATCGTAATTTTCGTCAAACCATTCTGGGAATGTTTCAAACCCTATGCTTCTTAAATGTCTTAATGTACCTGGGTGTGTAACTAATAAAAATGGGTGGCCATACATAATAGGCTTTAATGTTTTTTCTGTTATAAATCCTATCTCTTGTGGTATTTGATCATAATAAGGATAGCCATCGTGTTTAGGTATGTATTGATGAAATATACCTTTTTGTAAAACTAAATTTGCAGTATAACTACTTTCTGTAACTAAACTTATTTCAGTATCTGCATACCATTTCCAATTTATCCATCTATCTCTAAATTCATATTGTGAACTATTGTCATTATTAAATAAGTCAGGGTTGACTGCGTGTTTATTATCCTCTAAATCATCATCTAGAATGATAGGTAAGTATTCGCTTGTTTTATCAAATTCATCTTGCTTGAGGCTTTCGCCTAATATAATTTCTGATTGAAAGTTTAAATGTTTGTAGTCTGTTTCGTCAATTCCATGATTGTAAAATGGCTTATCAGGATCTACTGAAAATCTTGCACTTGCTATACAATTATCAATTAATCTATTTCCGTCTTTATCGAATGTATTGATCAAATGATTTAAAATAAAAAAGCGATGCTCTTTCATATAATTGTTTAAGCATAAAAACTTTTTGGGTTTATTGTCTACATATATTTTATCTGGCCTAAATGTAGCATATTCTAAAGGACCACTATGCTCAGACATTGTTGCAATTTTATTATTTTGCTCGTGCAAAATAAAAAAATCTATTTCTATTAAATCAACTCCAAAGTGTTCTTTGATTTGTTGTTTAATAGTTTTATAGTCCTTTGGTAACTGATTATCAAATTGTGATGTTAATAATTTAACAAAACTTGTATCTTCAAAACAACTGTGTAGCCAAAAGAATAATTTGTGTAAACTATATGTCTCTGCTTCAAACGAATTGTCTATTGCAACTTTAATACCGTTGTCGTGGCATTTGCGCCAAAAACTATATGGTAATGAATATGAATATAGTCTGTGTAGAATAAAGATTATAGTATTATCTTGACTGGCAATATAGTTTTCAATATTGCCTATCAACGAACCGTCTATAACTGATTCGACAGTCATGTCGTGTTTTAAAAACTCTTTAAATACACCATCTTGCTCATGTGCAAAATGCTGACAATCCCATTGGTCGATCATATATGCATTCTGCCAATCTAATTTATATCTTTTAACACCGTTGCCTGTCAGTATGTCATAATCAAAATCATGATATTCGTTTTTTGATGCTTCTGGTCCTGGATCTGTAAAAGGAAAAATATGTGTAGGTGGATACATTTCCTCTGGGTGTTGTGATTTATAGTCTAGTATTGCATCACCTGTTATGTTTACAAATTTTACTGTATTATTTTCCATAGTGTATCCATGTGTTCTAGTAATTTTCTATTATCATAAAAGTTATGAAAGTTATGTACAATTTTACCTAGTGTGTGGTAATCAAATTTTTCATAGTCAAATATCATAGCATTACTTAATATTGTGTTATATCTATTCCTGTCATTTAGTGTGTCGTAACTTATATCGAACTCATTATCAAATGTTTCGAATCCTTGGTTTTTTAGAACTGTATTTGTATCTATATTTCCAATTACCATATAAGGGTGGCCATACATTAAAGGCTTATATGTTTTTTCAGTAACAAATGCTCTCTTTAAATTATGATTATATTCCTCTGGCATGTCTGGTAACTGATTTATAAATTCATCATCGTAATATGTTTCAGTTACCAAGGAATAATATGTATCCTTATATACATCATTAATAAATGATCTGTCATCGCTTTTCTGATATCTGTCTTGCATGACAGGAATTATTAATTCTTCTGTATTCTCCTTAACAAATTGTAATAATGTTTCAGGTGATTCGTTATAAAATGCACACTCTCTTCTGAGCCTTTCCGAATAGTCACCTGATTCTAGTTCTTGAAAAAATCCATGCGATTGTTTGATCTCATAAAACTCGTCTGCTCGTTTTGTTGGTTGCTGATATCCCCATCTAGCAGTAACAAGATTTCTATCAATCATTCCTCTTTCTTTCAGCCATTTAATTAATGCTATTCTATGAAATCTTGGTTTGAGATTTAAACATAAAAAATCATATTTTTTTGGTGCTCTAAAATTTTTCTGTATAGTATCTATGCTATACTTTCCGTCACGTAATTTTTCTTTACCGATACATGCTTCGTTGATTCTAAAGTAATTAAAAAAGCCTAAGTCTACTGAAGTTTTTTCTTTGAACCTTAGTAGCAAATCCTCGTCATTAGACACAATGTCGCCGCCTACAAGCAACATCCAGTTATCAGGAGTACCAATGTAGTCTCTTATTGTACTAATTAAAGGCATATAAGTATCTATTTCTGCTTCGAACAAATAATCTAAGACTACCCTTGTGCTTTTACTATTAACTAAGTATTCTATTTCTTTAGTGTCTAATCTTGCTAATGCACTTGGGTGGATTACAAAAACATCATACTCTCTGATTTTACTTATATTGCTTTCTTCAATAATTTCAAAAGGCACAAGACCTTTTGTATCAGCATCATATACATTCATAGTAATCATGTCTTCATTAAGTTCTTTTAGATAACTATGTGTTCTTTGATGTATTATTCTATTCCAGCATAATTGCATAAAAATAGAATCTTCTTTAAAAAAGTTTTGTTGTAATTCCTCGTTGATTTCTTTTGTAGGATCGTTTTGATGTACTGCTACTTTCATTCACATAACTCGACTAATTTAGGAAACACTTCTCTCCAGTCCTGCTCTCTAATTAGATCGAGTTGGTCGTTATAGACTTTAAACTTTTTCCAACCATCTTCGTCCCATTCGTCGTTGTCAAACATAGACAATAGATTTCCTAGGGCATGATGATTACCAAAGTCTTTTCTAAACTGTGAGTGTATCTGTGCTCTTGCTTCTGGGTGTATAACTTTAGGACTAAGGAAAGAAGGATCATATACATAATTTAAATGTACATGTAATCCAAGTTCTTTAGTTGCCCACGTATGAAATTCTCCTAAGTAAGGATAATTATACGCACTTATAGTTTGACATATACTGGTTTCTATCCAGTCCTCTGCCATTATTTGCTGTAAGTGATTTGTAACATCTTCCCAATTACTTGGATGCCTAATATAATGATTGCGTTCTGCTATATCATCTATACTGGCACTAACTTGTATTTTGCCAAACTGTTTCCAAATGTCAAATGTTTTCTCTGGTAAGTTTGTCATGTTAATATTATACCATAGAGTCATATTCTTTGCTCTATCGGCCGCTATTAATTTTTCTAAATATTCCCAATGCTTTTTAATTAGTGTTGGCTCTCCGCCATTAATATAAACTAATTCTAAATTGGGTGCTGAATCAAATAAGTCGTCCCAAAAAGCATCTTCTTCAGGCCACTTGTATTCGTCTTTGTCTATGTTACCATATTTCGTAACGAAGTCCAGGCTTGCTTCAATTTTTTTATAATCATTACGCCACTGAGATGAACTTGCTGGATTACAAGTACGACACCTGACGTTACACAAATTACCAAGACGAAGTTCAACAAAACGAAGATCCAAATCAATGTGGCCATCTTCTCTAGTAAGTTCATTTGCTCGTACCGAGTCGAAGTGTTCAAAAACTTGTATCTCGGACTGCCGTTTACTTGTAATACCTTTTCTTTCTTCATCATAACACCTTGTACATGCGGCGGGTTCTTCGTCATTTAACATTTGTAATCTAACTTCTTTGTAATAGTCAGAATTCATAATGTCATTTATACTATGGTTATTTAAGTCTAACCACTCAGTTCCGCCGTCTTCTTTATAATTTTTACTTCTACTTGCTCCATTTTTGTGATCACTTATACAGCAAAGTGTACACCCACCATGAGGGTGTGTTGCTAAATGCGTGAACGGTAATGGGCAGTATGTTTTACTCATTTCTTACTTTTCTCAAATTGTCTGTTTGCTTGACGTTGCATACTTTTTTCTATTTGCTTGTCAAACCATTTAAAAAACCACTGTCTAATCTTCCCCATGGTCTCCCCTAAAATGTCTTTCTATAGCAAGTTTACAACTGTAAAATGCTAAGTAGAAACCTGCTATAAAACTTGCTATTAAAAATGTAAACAACCAGTTTATAGGATCTGCTAACATCATAAACATATTAACATATATTGCGGCATCGGATTGTTCAGATGCTGTGTTGTAGTATGGGTTCTCATCACTTTCCCATTTTGCGTCAGAATCTGCTTTCCACATTTCTGCTTCTTCTTGATACTCCATTGCGATGGTAATTAGTTCTTCCCATTCCTCACCATCGACTTCGCCTGTGTATTCATATACATTTGTACAGCCATCTATTAAGCATGATTCCTTAACTTCTTCATATGTCACTCTGTAGGTTACAGCATTCACAATAAAGCCTACAAACAATGTGTAAACTATACCTGCGAGTATGTAATACCTAGTCTTCATCGAACTTTAGTTTACCTTCTGAATAACCATCTTCTGGATCTATTTCAGCATCAGCATTCATAAATCGCATACGTTGAACTAGGTCCCAATTTACATTCTTCCATTCACTTGCAATATCACCTATATCGGTCATATCGAATTCTTTTTTATCAGTCATTGATCTTTCTCCAATCCTCTCTAAACAGACAAAAACGTTCTTCGCCACTATCTGTTTTATACACAAACTGCATTCCTAATAGTTGTATTACTACTCCTTCGTTTTCTCTAGCAAAGGCAGGCTCTTTGTGTAATATTCTATCTCCTAGTTTTGGTTGTTTTAATTTTGCCATGTTATATACTTATCATGTCCCCTTTGACAACATTATAAAGTTCTGTAAACGTATCTTCAAAACTTTCGTTACGATATACATCACCGGCATTGACTTGTTCTAAGAATTTTTGCCAATGCTCTTCTGTGCTATCTGTTAAAGCATGTTCTACTAATGGTGATATATCCTTGTTGTATTTTTCTTTGTCCCATGCTGGTAATCCAAAATCTTCTGGATGTTTTACTCTATCAGCAATAACATACTTTGTCAAACCTGGAACAACATTTGCTTCACACCATTCTGGGAAGTGTACTAAATTGTTCCATATTAAAAACTCTGGATAATTTGTTTCAAAGTAAAGATGAAAATCTCTTAAGTAAAAGAAGTTCCACACACTTACAGTATGCGTAACATTTATATTAACATGATCATTTTCTGTGTGTAATTTATAAAACTTATCTAAATTACTTTTTACATTGTCCCAATTATCTCCGTGGCGTAGGTAATCAAACTTTTCTTCTACACCGTCTAAACTTATGTTGAACCCTAAGTTCTCAAAGTTGCCTACAATTTTATCTATGAGTTTGTCATTGTAGTGTGTTCCGTTAGTGCTGAGAGTAATCATTATATTTTTGCTTACTCCCATGTCCACTAACTTGTCAATGAGTTTGCGAAACTCTTTCATATAGAAAGGCTCGCCACCCATTATTTCTAAAACTCTAACATGTGGTAACCAGTCTTCAATGTCTAGCCAAAATTTAGATTGCTCTAAATCATGTAAATCTATTTTTGAAGGTGGTTCCCAAAATTCTATATTTCTGTCTATAGATTCTTTTCTCCATTTACTGCTGTAATTTGCATTACAAGTTCTACATTTCAAATTACAGGCGTTTCCTAGTATAAGTTGATAATCCCGCGGCATATCGGGTTCAGCCTCGTAATCTATTCCATCTGGGTATCTCCATTCTGCGTAACCGTTGTATAACTGTCGCTTAGACTCTTTACCGTTGTCTTCGTCTATCCAACATGTAGCACAATTCTCTGGCATCTTGCCTTCGCGAATTTCCTGCCTTAAATTTTTCATATAATCACTATGAAAAATATCCCTAATTGAATCTTCACCTAGTGTGTAGTCAGAACCATCTGGACGTGAAATTCTTTCACGAGCAATACAGCAACTTCTACAAGTTCCGCCTGGTTCGTTACTGAGATGTGTCCACAGTAAACTACAATACTTTGGTTCGTTCATATTCCTCTACTAGCAACTTTGATATACAAAGCCTTGTTAAATCGTTGCCTCTATTAAATTGCTGATGTTCTAAATGATTGCTTTGTGCAAATATAACACAACTAGTTGGTTTTAATTTTAATTTATTACACACTACCCATTGTGTTTTCATATACTTGTTTGGTATATAATCTGGTCCCCAAGCACTCATGGCAAATTCACCTATCATAGCACCAAAGTTATTTACTATACCATGTTGATTAGCAAACAGTACAGCATCATCTATTTCAGTACGTTGTAGTCTAATACCTGCTCTAGCACCAATGATAGGAAATGTTTTACCTAAACTAAAAGTAACTTCTTCTACACATGGCTTGTCGACATCAATATCAATACCGTAACACATTCCAAAGTATGCCATATCAATTAGTACTGGTACATTGTTTATTGTGCACCATTCTAAGAATTCATGCATATCTTCTTTTGCTCTGCCTGTGTCACTAAATGGGCAACTTATAATTACAGCATCGCCTTTTCTAATTTGGCCGTAATTATAAATCCATTCCCAATTAACATTCATATTATTACATGCAACTTTGTGCATCATAAAGTCACCTTTAAAAAATTTAAAGTTCTTATCTCTATGACGTTGCATAAACATACTGAATGCTTCACTAGTACCATTAGTTTGTGTAACATGCGGAAATGCATCTAGGCCATCAATGGTATTTAAATCACTACTGCGTATCCATCTACCAAAAATTTCTATAAATTTTTCTCTGTGATCAGTTACACCATCAGCGGCAAAAAATTCGTCCCACTCATAAGTGCTCATACAGAAATCTCTCAGTTCTGATGTAATGTTTTTGTCCTGTATAGCATAACCGCCATTAAGCGGACCTTGATAATTATAATTAGTCATCGTCTTTTAGTTTACCATGTCCGTATTCATTTTCTAAATGGTATGGTTGATTCTTTTCTTTGTCATACCAATATAAACTTTTGTGTGGTGGATCTCTCCAATCGTGTTTACTATCTGATATATAATAAAATGCTCTAAAGCCTACTCTAAATTTATCTTCAGGACAGTCAATTGGATTTGGATGTCCGTGGAAACCTCGTTTATGATATTTCCACACAACTACATTTCCCATTTTAGGTGGGTAACTTACTACTTTTCCTTTCTTTTCAAAATCCCAAAACTGTAAGTCACCGTGCCATGCTTCGTCCCAGTCAGGTGTAAAATATAATATTAAACTTAATGCTCTATGAGTTTGACATTCTTCATTCCAATTAAAGTCTGAGTGTATTTTTAAACTGTCGCCTTTGTAACTTTTCATATAACCAGCACCAACTAAGTAAGGGTCCGGTAATAAATGTTGTACATCACATACTTGGCTTAACCATGTTAAGAACTCTCTACTATGTAAAGCACTAACAACTCCTCTGGCAACTGGTGCCTCGTCTAAGTCTTTGCACTCTTCCATATAACTATCTGCTCTAGTAAATGTTGTCCAATATTTTTTAGGTATAGTTTTACTTTCTTCGTATAATAATTTTGCTACATTATAAGGGATAAAATCATCTAAAGCCAAAGTAGGGTAGGGAGGGGTATAGCGATATTGCTCATTCAAAGCAAGTTTTTCACTGTCACTACCCCACTTATGGAATATGTGATCAAGTATTTGTTGATCTATGTTCATTTTGCTCCTCTAGTATTCCCGTAGTGGATAACAGTAACACCGTCTATGTCAGGTGTTTTTCTCCATGGGTCTACTACTGTACTATTAATAGCAAAACTAAGTTCTGAACCATTACCTGTTTTTACACTTAATGCTTCGTCGCAATCTGTGACGTTATGCTCACCATACCAACTTGGTACTGTGTCTAATTGATCGCCATATGTGACTTCTGGGTTATGTGCTAAAAGATAAACAGCAGGACTATCTAATACTTCCTGCGGAGGCATGTCGCCTGTTTGTTCGTCATAGTAATATAATTCAAATCCTGCTTTTTCAATGTAATGTCCAACAAGCATACTGCTAGAGCCTGTTTCATACGGTACAAGTGGCTTGTATGCTTTACCTACAATAATTATAGGCTTGCTTGGTACTAAACCAAATGCTGGGTGTTCATCTCCTGCAAGTTCCATTAGACGTTTTGCCATGTTCTCTGCTTGTACTTCTCTTGATAACATTACTGCATCAAACAAGTCATAACCTAAATCCAAGTCCTCTGCCATCCAACGTAGAGCAATGTTATCTCTAGGGTGACAAGCACCGCCATCGCCCATACCTGGTTTCATATAACCTGGTCCCATAATACGTCTATCTGAGTTTGCAAGTGCATCACATACTACTTCTGCATTGATGTTGCCTTGCTTTTCTGCAACATCTTGTATCATGTTTACTAAACTTACTTTTGCTGATATAAATGTATTATAAAAAACTTTAATACATTCGCATTCGTCCCATGTACCTATAATGTACTTAGGATCGTTTTGCATTATTGTTTTGTAGAAGTCCACAAGTTCTTTTGCATCACCTGTTTCACTTCCATCTTCTGTTCCAATCATTACCATTTCTGGATTAACCATATCCCATTTCACAGTACCCATAGCAATTAAGTATGGATTATATACAAATCTTGTGTTAGTAATTAATGGAATAAATTCTCTTCTAACAGTACCTGGAAGTACTGTTGATATAAGGACTATTAATTGTTCTTGGGTCGCTACAGCATTTACTTTTTCAAGAATGTCTTTAACTATTGTGTAATCAAAGTCCTTGTTAGGTAAATGGCTGGTAGGTGCCTTTCCATCATACTGCGGGTCATGTGGAGTAGGTACTGCGATAAAAACAATGTCTTGTCCTTTTACAGCATCTTCCATATTGTCAACCATTGTAAAGTTTTCAGGCTCTACTGGATTGACATCATAACCAACAACATCATGGACCTCGGCGACCATCTCGGCGCAGGCTTGTCCTAACTTGCCTACCCCAATGAATCCGATTGAGGCCATTTTGTTCTCCTGTTTATGTCTCTGTACTAATTTCTAGTACACTCATATTTATCAGAGATTTGTTTTGTTTTTTAGGATAGTTGGTATTGTTTGTTAGGCACAAACCATTTGTTGATCGGGCATTCAATTGTGCTCTTGTAAAACAATTCTTTATTATGTTTTAGTTTTTCTTGTACAGAATCACTGTGGTAAAGTTCATGTATTTCATCTAGATCCATTTGCATAAACTTGTCTAAACTTGCAACAATTTTATTCATTCTAGTATGATGATGCTGTTCATTATCATAGTCTTCATCAAAGAATTCAGGAAAAGTTTTGTAACCCATTTCTTTAATCTGTGCAAGTATTCCTGGAAATGCAACTAGCAACATTGGTTGTTCGTATAAAAACGTTTTATAAGTTTTTTCAGTTATCAAACCGTTTGCTGTTCCTATGGGTTTGATATTTATATCTGAATTACCTTGTTCATCATTACCATTAAATGCTACAGCAATAGAGTTAGGGTCAAAGAAAGATTCGGTTACAACTTGTACATAAGAATCATTTAATACACTAAATGACGGCTTCATCATCCAATCTTCATATTGCCTATCATACATTTCATAAGTTGGAGTAGTACCTGTGTCGCTGTTTACACCAGTCTGTTTTCCTAGTGTTATATTTTTTTCTATGTAACTGTAATAACATTTTTCTTTATATTTGTTCTCAATGTGATTGACAATATAATCCCTGTGCCAGCATACTCTACCATTAAATGCTACAAAATGCTTATTGCGTTTTTCAACATTAGGCTGAAAATTTAATTCTTCATTATTGCAAAATATTCTATTATAATATACATTGTAAAATTGTATATCTGCTTTTGGTAAAACTTTTTTATAATCTTTAACAGTTAAAAAATTGTTTATATGAATACTGATATTTTCTTGTTTAATTAATCTAGTTTGATCTACTAACCAATTACGTCTTGCCTCTTCATCTAAATTATAGATATCCCAACCATTGGCAAATCTCCATTTAACATTATCAAAGTTTTTACATTTAGATAATCTTTCTACAATACCAAATAATTTATCACCTGTTTCATAATCTAATTGTGGTCTTAAATGCAACCCAAACTGAATAGTAAGATTGTCATTTCCGGATTCAATGAGTTCTTCCAACTGCTCTATTGATCTCATGAGAACTATGTTTCTAGTGACATCTTCTGACATTGGGTATTCTAGTGCTTTATTGCAAAGCCTAGCAGGACGAGATTTTCCTAGTATATCGTCAAACTCTTCCCAGTAGGGAATTACTAGGATATCTTTCATGCAGAGTTTCTTTGAAACTCTTGTATTAGGTCATCACCTTTAAGTTCTTTACCAAAGTAGACTGTATAACCATCGCTTGTTTGTCTTTCAATAAGTCCACTATTGTATTGTATATCCATCACAGAATTTCCGTCTTGGGTATCTTGAGGCCTAGTATCATACCACATGGAACCAAGTGAATGTGCATGAACTGATTTAACACCTTTTGCCCAATCTTCAGCGGCAAGTAATACTCGTTGTCTTTCTACTGTATCGTCGTATTGCGTCATAATAATTATTTATAAAGAGGGTCCTCCGTTATGCCCTATTAAAGAATTTTTCTTTTGTTGCTCTCTCCACTTTAAAAAGTGTAGTGCTACTTCCTTTGTGCTGTGAGTTAAAGTGCTCACAGGTCTTTTTATTTTTTTAGTGCCCAATGTGTACTCCTATTAGTATACCAATTAACAATATAAAACCATCAAATACAAAGTGCATAATAAAGGAGATAGCAAATATCTCTTTCCAATGAACTTTACAAATTTCTAACCATTCTGCTATTTTTTTCATAATCTACTTATTTTCCCTAACACATTATCTACATCTGGGTCACATTGATTTCTCAATACATCATCTGTTATGTCTGTGTCATAACATAACTCTCCGAAAGAATCTAATACTGCAATCTCCCACCAACCTTTTTTAGGTTTCATTTTATTATTATCCTCAGGATTAAGGTGCTCATCATATTGCTCATCGTCTGTGATTATATATTCTGGTATTACACTAGCACCAAAACCATTTGGAAATTTGTATATACGTTGTCGACCACCAAAATGATGTTTGGTATCGCTTACTAAAAATTCTTCCCAAGCCTTCATTCGGGTAATTTCTCCGGATCAACTAGTGTGTCATCATCTAGGTGCTGATCTTCTAATTCGTCTTGATACTCGTCAAGCATTTCCGTGACATAAAAAGTATTATCTAAATCTTGTCCTGCTGGATCTGTTTCCCAAAAACTTCTTGGCTGATCAGTAATAGAGAAATCACCATAGTGATTAGAACCAACAAAGTCATTTGCAGGTTCATAATACATACAGTGAATATCAACATCTGGGTTTGCCTCCTCGTAATGCATAATAGCATTTAACGGTGGTGACCAGGCACTTTCAAAATAACCAACAATAGCAGATGTGCTCTCATTAATCATTTCTAATTCTAAATTACTGTCAGTTAAAGGTACGTCCCATTTAGTTCCCCATTCATCTACTGCTTTGTGATAATCCCATTCGCCGATTGGGTGTAAGGCACTTAACAATCCTTCATCGGATTCGTCACTTGCTTTACTCCATATTGCTTCAACCTTATCAGTAGGTCCTTCAATTACAATATGATTATTACACCAATTTGGCATTTTTCTATAATTTCTCCCAAATAATAACACTAGTACCAATGCTTAATAGAGCAAGATAACCAAAGTAAATAAATCCAAAAATTAATTCAGCCATTACAGTTTCTCCCCTAATTCAAAGCCACGGAATGTTTTAAATCTTGGAAACCTAAGGCTCCAAGTATCTTCTGCGTCCTGACTTTGCGTTGCCGCATCGGCTCTAATCTCAACTAACTGCCCAATAACAGCATCTTGGTTTGCCCAAATTTGCTCTCTGTTTTCATCAGTTAGTCCACTACCAACGTTAAGTCTAAAAAACTTACCATCGTCTTCGCCTTCTACAACAAGAGCACCAAGTAATCCTTCATTCTTGCCTGTGCCTTCTTCTAGTGCTACAACACTTAAGGTTACTTCAATAAAAGGTTTGATCTTTAACCAAGCATGTGAACGTTTACACTTGTAGCCTTCGTTAACAGGCTTAATCATTAAGCCTTCGTAGCCTTCTTCTAGTGCCTGTTTGTTCATTGCTTTAAAACTTGCTTGGCCTTGCTCACTGTCTAAATCTAAATTGATTGCTTGAACAAGTGTAATTCTGTTATTAAAATTAGCCTGTTTACTAATTAAACGTTCACGTCTTTCGAATGCAGTCATATCAGTACCACCTGCATTAAACTCTTCAAGTGTAAGCATATCAAATACTGCTAAATATGAATCCTCAGTCTGAGCACCTTCTTTTCTGTGTACTTGCTTCATTAAACTTTGAAAGTCTTCACTCATTACTTCGCCATCAAACACTAAGCCTTCGAACTCAGGCTTGCTCAATGTTTCTTCAATGTGTGGAAAATTAGCAAGTAGTTTACCATTACGTGAGTATAATGTAGCACTACCGTTTTGCACGATAGCAATAACTCTGACACCATCATACTTGTATTCGATAAAGCATTCGCCTGTAATCTTCTTAGGATGTTTAGCACCATCATGTGCTAACATACAACCAAATAGTGGAATAGTATCCTTTTGTACTTTGTTAATAAGTTTAGCACCAGTACCACAACGTAGGTCTTTAATTAAGATACGTCTGTACCAATCGTTCCATTGCTCGTTAGTTGCTAAATCACATAGTTCTTGAATAGCATCTCTGGCCGCATGTCCAGTAAGTTCTCTTGCAACTAGCATATCAGCAATTTTATAAAACTCTTCTGGAAGTATGCCTTTGCCATCTGCTTCACTGAATGGTACTTGTTGTACACCAAAGGTAACTAATGGATCTAAGGCATACTGAATACCAGTAACAAATTCACTGTTATCAATGTTTTGCTTGATAACGTCTTGCTTGAATAGAGAACTATTGTTGCTCTCTAATTCTTGAATTATATTCCATGTATTCATAAAAACTCCTACCTTTTTAATTTATACAACTATTATACTAAAAATGGCACTTATGGTCAACCTATTTTACCAAATTTTCTGGCCTTGTTTTCCTATACTCAGCCATTGTTTCTTTGATCATTGTTCTGTATTCACCCATTAACTGCCAACCATTTAGGTCCCCAGTTGTTTGAATATCAAAACCATAGCCTGATTTCTCACTTCTGTTTGGTCTGTAAGAAACTTGGGTGACTGGGCCAAATACTATTTTGTAATACTTTTGCTCGTAGTAGTCGCCTCTTTTATCACCCGATACCCAAAATGCATTTTCCTTACCTTTCACTGGTGTCATTTTAGCACCAGTACAATGCTTAACAAATTTTTTAAGTTGCTCAGTGCTTTGATAGTCACTTGCAAGAACAGTTGTATTTCTTTGTTTAATCATTACGCCGCCTCCTGAACTTCTTTTTTCAGTTGGGCATCTTTTTGATCAAACCAACCATTCTTGGTCTTGTACTGACATTTGTAGTCTGATCTACCTTGCTCCTCTAAAGGAATCCATTGTTCAGCCTTGCCTATGATAGCACGGTTCCAGTGGCTATATTCAGGATTGGGAGTGTGATGGGTACGACATAACCAACGGTCTCCGCCCCAGTAAAATTCTACTGGAGTTTCCCATGGT